GTTTCATCTGAGTATCTACACCTAGATCGCAACGAACTGGTATAGAAACAGTGTCTATCTTATTTGGATTATTTCCTACTGGCGCCTGCTCTTGTTCTGGATTACCTGCTCTTCCGAGATAACATTCAGGCGACTCCCCCAGACGAGCCGGTGTTGTGACTTGCAAAAAAGTTTCTCGATCAACATCAGGGGCTGTATTCCATGCATTCCCTGGTGATCGTCCTGACTGTCCTTTACTGCACCCCATATTATTTTCTCTTTTACATTGATAGACATATTTATCATCCTTTGAACGGTGAAATTACGTACTATTTGATAGGTGGCAATGTCTCAGTTGGAGTTACTGGTTGGTTGAAATAGATTTTAAGAGCATCAATCATTCGCTCTAAAGTATTAGTTCTATCTTCACTTTCCGTTATCCATTGTGCCACCTCACGCTGTGAAGCGCTCTCTAAATCTAGAGTTGTTACTTGCTGTGGCAAAGCATACATAGAATCAGGTGCTTGTCTTACTACATATTCAGTTTTTATAACAACAGCCGGGTCCGGTTTTGTTTCACAAGAACCAAATCCAGTAATGAAAATGAATAATGGAATCAATAGAAGCTTTTTCATTTTACTGACTCCTTCAATTTTCTGTTAGTGATAATAGAAGAAATAGTTTTCTTCAGGATAGGAGAAACTTTACCATTTTCTGATTCAGGAGCAGTCTTAATTGCGCCCATAATCGTTTGAATATTTTGCTTATCACGTTTGCTCTGAATTTCCATTTGCTTAACAGCATCTTCAGCATTTTGCTTGTCATTTCGAAGCTGAGTAATAGTTCCCATATTTGTTGCGTTAGCATCTACACAAAGTCTAACATCCTCTTTTAACTGAACATTTGCAGCAGTTAAGGATTTGTTTTCTTTTGTCAAGTCTTCAATTTGGGAAGTATACGAATGAATAGTGAAATATACACCAGATATAACAGCTATGAGAACTGCTAAAAAGATCCAGATACGCAAAGGTATTCCAGTTAAGAGATTGAGTGGGAACATACATTCTCCGTTATGTGATATGAATATAAACAGGTTGTAAAGCTACTCAATCAAGAATAGCTTTACATAACTACTAGATACAACGAACTTTACCAGCAGTAGGCTTAGTAAATGTGACCGTAACATTGTTATCATCAACAATAACGACGCCGAATGGTAACATACTTACAGTGTTTGACGGCATAACAGGGTCTTGAACGAATACATCACATATTACGGGTCTACCGAGATTATGCTTAACATTCCATGTCATAGATGATGCAAATTCACCGTTATATTGAATTGGTGTTAACATATCAACCTACCAATCTAGCCACACCTTTACGGGGGCTTGTAAATGTTATCTTTAAATTGTGTGCATCGATATAATCTATCGATGCTGCAATCATTTTAGTCAAAACACCGTTATCATCGTACAAAATATCGGTGACAGGATAACCATTAAGTCTGTGCTCTATATTCCACTCTACTGCTTCTACATCTTGGGTGTGAGTATAGGTTACAGCACGTCTAAATGTAAATCTATTAATTTCTGCCATATTATTTCTCCATTACACGCACCGTGCAACACCAATATATGACTGTGTGAATGTAACAACAGCCTGATTGATATTTGGGAATGTTATAGAGTTTGGTTGAACTTCACTGTTACCAACAAACACACGAATGACTGGATTGTAGCCAAGCATATGGTTAATTGTCCACATTGAAGAAGAAGCATTTTGATAATGAGTATATGAGAACACTGGACGTGCCGTACCATCCTCAGTACCCATCATAATAACTGCACGACCATCAACTGGAACACCAAAACTGATTGTCACTGCATTGTTTGATGAAGCTATAACATCACCAGGAATAATCATAGCGCCATCAACTGCCTGATACACTTGCACCATTGGTGTAGTAGTACCTAAATTATGTGTAATATTCCATGTCGATGACGGAAGAGCCTGAACGTGAACAAAGGTATTAACTTCATTCGTCAAAGGAATCCAAGCAGGTAGTCCTGCTACAATTTCAGCACAGATGTATAGCACACGTTCTTTGAAAACTAACTGCCCAACAACAGGAATTGTCGGAAAGTTTGCAGTCAACTCAAGTGCCATATTTTGCACTTGGTTTTGAAGCATATTTACGTTACCATAAGATTTCATATTTCTTTCCCTTTAAGGTAGAAGAGGGTAGAGTAAAACACTCTACCCTCTATCTATTTGCTAAAGTACAATTTTGCTATTAAGCAATACCCATTACAACACACTTACCAGCGACACCAGCATTAAACGTGACGGTCAACCGTGTAGCTGAGTCAAACTTGATGCTTTGTGGGATAATAACTTCATCAGTATTATCAACAATGGTCACATTACAGTATTGCTGACCGATATCGTGAGTAACAACCCATGATGTAGCAGCAGTGAATGTGCCGAGGTGGAAGGTCTTCTTGTTAACGAATGCACCGGCACTGTAAACAAGAGTTTGACCAGTAGCAGTAGCAGTTAAAGTAACATCGCTAAGTGCATCGATAGATGTGGCACCAAACATTGTTGTTTCGTTACGTGTGGTCCATTCACCTGCACGGTACTGGAGCAAATCACCAACAGAAGCAGAATCAACCGTTGCAGCATTAACGTTGGTAAGATCACCAAGAGTTGCAGCTAAGCTAACAGCACCAGCAGTTACACTGAAGTGTGAACCATCAAAACTTGCAAGACCTTTAGCGCCAGTTGTAGCATCGGCAACATTGATCGTGATTGAACCAGCAGCAGATACTGTAGTAATTGGTGCAGAACCACCTAGAATACTAAATGCAGTACCAAGAGCAGCAGTGTTGGTACCACCAGTTGTACCAATGTAACCAATCGTGCTATTTGCTAATTGAACATTATCAACACCAGCAGCTTTGATAGTAACAGCACCAACAGTAACATCAAAGTCAACAGCAGCAAAAGAAGCTACACCTTTTTGTGAGGCGGATGCATCAGCTGCAGTGATCGTAACAGTAGAAGTACCGGCTGACGATTCAGTTGTTGCTGTGCTAATACCTTGGACGCCTGTTCCCTTAATCTGAAGTGTATCACCTAAGACGAGAGCATCAGTACCAGTATCACCGTTAAGGATTAACTGTGATTTTGCTAACATTGCATTGGTAACACCAAGAGCCGAAATCTTCAAACCTGCTGAAGATTGCTCAAGACCAGCACCATCAAGAACGAATGTTAACTTGTCGCCAGTTGCAGTACCAGTAAGCTGAACAGCTTTGCTAGGAACAATATCAATACCGATTTCATCAGATGGTAATTCAACAATACCAGCACCGAGATTAACGAATACAGTATTACCAGTGTTTGAAAGACCTGTACCCCATACAAATGCTTGACCGCCAGAGAACTGGGAGAATGATTTCGAGTCGTTAATGACATCAGTAACTGTAGCAGTTTCTGTCCAACCTGTACCTTCATTAATTGTACCTTGCTGAACGAATACGGCAGAACCATCAAACTCTGCAGCAGCATTCATATCAAGTGCGCGCGTTGGTGCATCTACAGTAACAATATAGATGCCATTTTCTTTTGCAGCTGCTTGATCTTTAACAAGAATGCGATCACCAAGAACAAGAGTTACGCCGTCAACAACTCGACCAGCAGCAAAACCAGTAGCAAGAGTCAAAGGACCAGTAGAAGCAGCAACTACTGCATTCTTCCATGTAAGACCTTGTGTTTGTGCATCAACATATGCTTTATTGGCAGCATCAGTAGCACCAACCGGAGTAGCTAGACCGGTAACAGTATGTGTACCGCCCATGTTAAGATCACCGGTCATTGTATCACCGGCAATATTCACATAAGTTGTATCAACAAGAGCAGTAATATCACCAGTTGTAACAGGAGTATTACCAGTTACGCGACCTTTACCATCAAGAGTCACTTTAACGAATGTACCAGCAGTATCTTGTGTAACTGTAGCTAAACCGAAAGTTGTATCAGTTAAAACACCATCAGCAGAACCAGTAATAACGATATCACCAGCAATGGTGCTGAATGAACGAGTAGCAGCTGTACCGTCGCCTGTACGAACCATATAACCGGTAGTTGTAAGACCTTCAAGTGCAGCTAAGTCATTAGCAAGTGCAAATGTTGGGTTACCTGTGATGCCAGCAGCATTAGCAATAGTAATACCAGCAGAAGGAGCAACTAGAGTACGATTAGTGAAAGTATCAACACCAGTTTCAACAACAATACCTGTACCAGCTAGAGCAGCCAGACCATTCAATGTTGTATCGCCAGCCTGCAATAAATTCAATTGTGCTTGAATTGGTGAAGTAACACCATCAACATAACCAAGTTCAGTTGCAGTCAATGTTGCAGGAATACCTCGAAGAGCATTCAATTCAGCAGCTGTAGATGTAACTGCATGGAGCTTTTCTAGATCAGCCTTGAGAACACCCGATAAATGAAGTTGGTTAACTTCAGCAGCAGTAGCTGTTACATCTGTCACATCTACTAAAGTCACTGCATCAGGAACCCACTTGGTACCATTCCACTTAAGATAATCGCCAGTAGCTAAACCAGTAAGCAGAACATCAGTGAGTTCAGACAGTGCATCGTGTGCACCAGCAAAGCTGTTAAGAGCCATAATAGCAGCAGTGATGCTTGTAGGAGCAACTTCTAATGCAGTACCAGCAGCACCAGTTAAAGCAGCAGGAACAAAAACACCTGCACCATTAACTGCACCACCTAAAGAAGATTCAATTGCATCGACCTCAGTTTGCAAAGCAGCAGCATTACCACCAGTTGCAAATGCAACCCATGCGGTACCATTATTGAAATACGTTACATTATTACCATTAGTTAAAAAGACTAAACGGCCTGCATCTGTAGCCGTATGAGCTGGCAGAGCAGATACTTTTTCAACGCGCAAATTCTCAATTTGTGAGATGTCGCCTGCGTTAAGTTGTAAATTACCATTAATTTTCATATTAATTTTCCTTTTGTGATGAAACGATGATAGATGTATTAAAGCATTGACGACGTGTGGCAGTCGTCAATGCTTTAATTGCCATATTGAAAGCAATTGGTTCTACTTTTAAATTGCCAAGATCAAAATCTTGTAAAACTGTTTGATCTACGTCAATAAAAAAGAAAGTACCTTTGTTGCCCACCTTGTCAATATGACTCATTTTAAACCCGAGCACTTTTAATGCTGCTGCGAGAACAATATCTTGTGTGGAATATGTGTTTTTCATTTTATAATGTTTCAAATTGTTGCATACAGCATTATTTATTCACTATCTCAATGTCAGCACATTTTTTCACTATTATCTACGTAATAGTTTTAGTATCCTGGAACTGCTACAATTGCTTTTCCTGCTACACCTTCATCACCGAATGATACTAATACATTCAACGGATCAGAGATATCAATATCTAATGGTAACATCATTTTACCGGTGACATCGAATACTTGAACCATAACTATTGGTGCTGATGGATGTGCAATTGTCCAGGTAATAGCAGGAACAGATTGGTTATGTACAATAATAACAAAACCTGGAGGTCCTTGAATACCCTGATCGCCCTTATCACCTTTAGGTCCTTGATCACCTTTGTCACCTTTGTCACCCTTATCACCTTGAATACCAGGAAGACCACGGGGACCAACAGGGCCTTGAGGACCAGCAGGACCAGCAGGACCAGCAGGACCAGGTTGACCTGCGCCAGATAGAATCAAAGTATCAATTCGTGTTGCTAATCCAGCTAGTGCGGTTTGAACATTTCCAGCATATACTGGTGTTGTTGCAGTTCCAATGTTAATTGAATTAGATGCTACACTGATTTCAATTGCTGTATGTTTTAATGTGGCACTTGCGGTTAAGTGAGCTTGATATGAAGCATAAAACTGAACAAGATTAATGCCGTTGATCAGATTGCCTACATTCAGATTACCTGTCACATCTAAATTAGCAGCAGTTGATTTACCATATGCATCAATTTTGAAAACAGGTTGACCATTAGATACATTTCTAATGACCATAATATCGGCAACAGGAATAACACCTTGATCAGGTTCAATGATTAATGCAGAACGTAGTGGCGACGATGTCGTTAACAACATATGGTCACTGTCAATCACTGCGCTGTTTACAGTAGTTTGTGAGCCTTGTACGTATAAATCACCAGTGATTGTTACTGCGCCTGTGGCAGCATCAATTTTAAAGAAGACAGAACTATTATCATTATCAAATACTACAAGGTCTTTAGTACCAGTGAGCGTTATTGCAGCTACGCCTTGTGAATTCGATGAACTGTTATATGCTTGCTGTAATGTAATAATGCTGCTATTAGTAGACCCACCAGTCGATGAACCATCATCGAAAAGCAGTCCTCTACCACCAACAGTAAATGATGAATTAGAAGTACCACCGGCATTAATTAGTGCGCCATCAGGCAGTGAAGCTAATAGGCCATCAACATCTAGGAAAATAGGTTTTTTCACATCTGACATAACTTACCTCTTGATAGCTTGCATTATATTGAAGGTGATGGTGTGGTGGTCAAATACTAAACCAACCTGTTGACTTACGCCGGCAATTGGAGAAACCAGAGTAACTTCGCCAGTTAAACCACAAAATACCGGTCGGCCTATTGTTGCATCTGGCCAATTCCATTGCTCATTTGTTACATTACCATTGATTACAACTCTGCGTATTTCACCTTGGTACATATCTTCTATCACGATACCTGCAACTTGCCTGTCAATTCTTGCACTTGATGCAAGAACCGCTTTTTTGTTGGCTACAAATGATACTAAATAATAAGCTGGAACGTGCTCCATTGCTTCAACATGGATAATAGCTGATTCTAATATGATAGGTGAAGTTGCTGATCTGTTAACTAACAATGAACTTTCTGTTGTTAACAATGCACCATCACGATCACGCAATGGATTACCGACATCATTGAGAATGATGTGCCCTGCAGAACACGTGGTATTTAAATTAACCTGTGAGCCAAATGTGGCCTGTAATGGAATAATAACAGCATTTTGATTATAGATTGCTGCAAAAATTCTAACCTTAATGATCCATTTTGTACCATTCCACACCTTCATAAAGAAGTTAATGGTGTCAAACCAATGCTGATCATTAACAGGATTGATTGGTTCTACTGGACCATGAGACGGTGGAATAATGGTATAGTTTCGGGTAACAGTGCCGTCAAGCACATTTACATCCCAGTAAAGATACTGAGTTTGACCAACAGCTTGAAATGGTCCCCAAGCATTCACAACGGTCTTTGTTTCTTCAATTAAGTAATCAGCACGACCATGAGCAACAGTAAAAATTGTTGGATCAGGACTAATGATTAGATTAATGTAATCACCAGAAAGACTAGACTTTTGTAGAAAAGACTGTGTTCCTGAAATGTCCGTTTGCCAGCGTACCAGCCCGTGACGAAATTGTAATTTCATAAGTTTGGCACCAATACTAAATTTTTAACAAATTGAGCTAAAGCTTCTTGTTGGTCTGATGTTAAGTTACGAGTTAATAACCAATGTCGGCCAACTAAATTTTTAATAGCTGTTAATTTACGTCTTTTAATATATTCAGAAAAATCTCTATCATTAACTAATGACATACCTAATAAAGACATTAGTCTAGTTGCTATTCTGTCATAAATCATTGATCTGGTATCAAATGCAACTTCACTATCATCATTATCCCGTTTAGCAGAAAACACTAAAACCTTAACATGGTGCTTCTGTACAAAATCAAGCATAGCGTGTAAAACTAAACCATGCACTTTACTTGAAACTTTAGAAGGCGTTCTTTTTTGAGTAGGGTCTGTTCCATCAGTAGGGATACGTTTATATCCAAATTCTGCCATGTCGCAAACAATATTAACCAGTGTTATTTCCCAAAGATTAAAATACAGTTCAAAATTCTCACCATCAATGCTGAATTTTGAACTGTATTGTGTTCCACCATTACTTGTTGTATCAATCTTCAATACTAAATCCTGTTTATAAGTTAAGGCTTCAACAATATTCATAAGTTTCATAATACGCCTTTAATTTTTTGCAAAGTCATCAAGTCCTGCTTCAATCATTTCAGTTTGAATTCGCATTACATCATTTCGTGATTTAAACTGAATTAAAATACGTAATGCAGTTATTAACTCTTTTGACATATCAGGATCATCGAGTGTTGATCCGTTTTTATGAGTATTAGCATCAATTCTAACAAGGCCATTCACTAACATCAATGGCACCAAACATTCCTTAATTAAATAATTGCCAGAAATGTTGATAACACCATTCATCTTCTTGATTAGTTTATTTATACCCTTGAACGAGGTTAAACGGTTATCTCCAAGGTATAAGTCTTTACCTATTTCAGGTGTAATGCCAGCTAATGATGTCAATTTGTTAAATTGTGCTGAATAACCACCGTTAACTATTTTTGGAGAACCTTCTAAATTAGTTAGTCTGTTATGGTAAATTGCAAAATCACCACCAACATAATCAGGAGCACCGTTAAGACTTTTAAGACTACATTTATATACGTTGAAATTACCACCGACATACTTAGGTGAACCAGTTAAATCCGTTAATGGACATTGTCTAGCATTGAATAACCCACCTACTTTAACAGGTGAATATTCTAAACTTGTTAATGCTGGATTATCTGAGCAAGAAAACTTTCCTGTTACCTCTGTAGGTGCACCTTTTAATGTTTCTAATTCAGGATTACCACTACAACTAAATGATCCTTTAACAACACCAAACTGAACTGGGATATAATGTAGATTCTTTCTATTTAGATTTACATTTCCATCAATATCTACAACTATTCCATTTGGACCATTACGATATGAATGGTTTTTAATTCCCATTTCATAAAGCCATGCAACTATATCTTCTTTGGTTTCACGAAAGCGATGAGCGCCATGAGGCACTCGCTTTGCTTTCGCTTCAAAAAGTTCTTTAACTAACATACTTGGATCCAAAATATTTTCTTGATATGTTATTTATTGTGTTTCTGATTGCCATGTAAATACAAGATTACCACAATCATAAATTCGATAAAATCCAGCATCACGCATATTTTCACTTTCACTAAGTGATACACTAAAATTGGGCAAAAGTTTTTTCAAGTTGTGTTTTTGGTATTTCATTCTATTTTCACGACGGCCTTTTACTAGATAGGTGTATCCTGGCAATGTTTTATTTAGCAACGCAAATTTTAGCTTATAATACAGCTTACCAGAAGACCATCTACGATCAGCATAACTTATAATTGATTTAGGTTTAATTTGCTTAATAAAGTGTGACATTAATTTCGCTGCGCCGCCGATAACGCTCGTATCTTTACGTGATGCATAACGAATCAATTCCCATTCGTAATTTTTATTAAAGCGAGGTTTACCAAACGTCATAACTGCAACTAACTCATTTTCATATTTTAAACCATATTTCAGTTTAGATATATCGTGTCCCTGAATATGGTTATCATCTAAAAATATATCTTTTTCACTAGTTAGCAACTCAATAATTTCACATTTTCTAGCATACAGTTTTGTTGATGTAACACCGAGAATATGTAATAATCTCGACTTTACGATATCCCGTTTATTTACCCATTCATCTTCAAACACGTGAATTAACGTGATACCTAATTTTTCACATTCGAGTGTTTTATTTAAATGATAGTTAGCATCTAAAAATTTATCACTATGCCAGTAAACGCCATTAAATTCTATAGCTAATTTGTTGTCAGGAATATATAAGTCTAATTCTAAACCTTTTAATACTGATCGAGTATTTCTGATAACGGTCGCATATTGTGATAATAGATTAAAAATATCCTCTTGAGGTTGTGATTGCACAGGAGGAAAACATCTTGGACATCGTGGATTTTGTCCATTATAAAAACTATGGTTAGCTATAATGTCGCTGCATTTTTTACATTTCCATGATGATGTTCTTGTCTCAAAATATTCAGCTCGATCTACTATGTCATAATCAGCACTCAGTAATTTAATTTTCGTGTCTATGATGTTAGTAAATCTAGACAGTGCAGCATTTTCGTGTCTAATTTGTTCTATTGATTTTCCATCAATAAAGGTTGTAAGCATGGTATTTTTGCGTTTATATTTAGCTCTTTCAAAACTACCAAGTTTACGCGAAGTTTTAACCATCTTCTCATTAGACCGTTGATGCCCAGTTTTACCATCTAAACCGATTAACGCTTTTGTGCTTAATGCTTTATTTGTAGCTATCTCTTGTCCGGTTTTACCATCAACTAGCTGTGTTGCTCTTATATCTGCACCCTTACGGGAACCTCGTTCGTACCCGGATAAACCATCAATTCCTATTTTCTTATTGCTTAATATTACTTTTTCTTTTCTTAGTTGATACAGTGTTTTACCTGTTGTGATGTCTAGTGTGTTCTTTTCATAAACAATATTACATTTTAAAGAACAGCATTTTGCATATCCTAACTTAAATTTTATAACCTTGCCACACGCTACACATATTGGTGTTTCAGTGATATTATACAGAATACAATATACCCGCTCTTGTGATGTGGGATTTACTAGAAAAGATGTCGTGTTTTCAATTTCAGTATAAAACTCAGGGTTACGCATAATAGCGTGTCTGATATTAGGATTTAGTTTTGTACCATCTTTAGCAAGAAAGCCATATTTTAACAATTTTTGTTTCATAATACCCCAAAGAAATCATCAACATAATCTATATATTGATGATTTCTTTAAAGGATAAAAAATGATGTGTTAACTAACTGTGATTGTTAATGTATAGGTAATAATAAGTTCTCTATTACTCGATTTTTCAATCGGGCTAAATACGATATGTGTTAGCAACATTGGTTTATCATCTGATGTTACTGCAGTAGGATCACCATTTAAGAATAAACCTAACTCATCAAACACATAAGGTGATGAAGTAGCATAATTTGCTGCATCTTCTGGATTAGCTGGATTAACTAAGTCAGGATTAAATGTTGAATCATTCGTTGTGATTGCACCATCTGATGTGCGCTGACCAGCAGGTTCGTCAGCTGTTAAGTGCATAACACAGGTGATAGTCGAAGAAATGCCTGGTCCTTGAGCTTCAGCAACATAATTGCCGGCGGTTGCGTCCCATGAATGCAATTGGGTAACCAGAGAGTTTGTATTAACCCAATGTCCACCAACCACATCATTATCATCAATGACTTCAGCCCAGGTTTCGTGATACAAAGAACCAGGAACTGCCGTTGTATTAGGTGTCATATAAACTAAACTGTTAGATGACAGATGGGTGCCGCCATTGCCTAATGCAAGACGAAAGATAGATGACGATTTTGTTGAATGCGCAAGCCCACGAGCAATAGCCAATGCCATATTACGTGGATGAACACTGTTAAAATTGTCTAAAATCACTTCACCTGTTTTTGCATCAGAAATATGTACTTTGCCAACAACCTTAGTAATTAACGCATTTTGCATTGCTTTTCTCCTTGATAATCGATATCACCGTGTCAATCTTATTTACACAGTCAATTTTTGATAATAGTTCGTTTTGACCATTAAATACCCATATTTCCATTTTATATCCAGCTGATTGTGCGGCCATCAGCGTTTTTTTACATTTATCAGGTTGCCGCATAAACCAATACGTGCTTTTAACCTCAATCAATGTATTAAGTGGTTTAATGTAAATATCTGGGTGATAAGATCTGATAAAATCATTTACTCCGTCGACCCATTTAATAACGGGCGTATTAAAATCATCTGCTAATATATCATTTTCATCTAAACCTGAATTTAACAATAGAGTAATAGCCAAAGGTTCATATCCGCGTACTTGATATTCTTTACCATTTGGTGATATCCATAATTTATATTTATGCATACTGGTATTAGCTGATTTTTGAGCTTTTGCTTGAACTTCAGTGTTACCCCATGCATTAGTAGCACCATATCGAACTAAACACGTTTCACGTCTAGTTATTTTTGATTTTTCAATAGCAACTCTGTTTTTATCTTCGTTTTTAAGCCAGGTTTCTTTATATTTTTTACGATATTGCGGCGTTTTAGCTACGTGCATACCGTATCTACTTAAACAGGTTTCCATATAATTATGCTTATTCATTTCACTACTTTTAGCACAACGATTACAACAAAAATGATCCCAACCATTAAACGCAGAACCATTAACTAAATGGACATCTACTGAACTGCAATGCTCACATTTAGGATTGACCGTGTTATGAGTAAAATTAAATAATTTTTCTTGCCGCGTTGTTCCATAATATGACATAATTATAGCATTTAATTCACACAATTTAGAATTATGAGCCAACATCGTATGATAACCGTTTTTATTAGATATAGCCCAGGACCAAACAGTTCCTCTAACCGTGTCAGAGGTTAGATCGTTTTCCTGTGTTATAAATTGTAAAAATTTAGCTGTTAACACCCAACTTTACCTCTTGGTTATGCATAAATAGTCCCTCTAAAAAGAGTATGTGAATGTGTTCTTCAAATATTTATTGAATGTCCATAAGCTAATAATTGATTAGATTTTCAACCACAATGATGTCGCAAGGAAGCACGGGATCAGTGCTCTGCTATAAAATCTAACAATGAATAAAATTAATCTTATTTGATAAATTCATAATAACAAAGGTGTCTATTCACATCGCTACATCTGTGCTTTTATTAAAAGCACAGATTAATTAGGTTAAATTTTTAAAAATGTATGCTTTAGCAGAGTTAATTCCATTAATATCGCCTTCACCAGGAGATGCTATGATTGCATAATCACCAGATATGACCATCTTACTTGCGAATTGATCACCTGCGCTTGTTCCATATGCATTCGGGTTATTCAATGTTTGAATTAGAGCACCAGTAGTAACGTTAAAGACATATGCTTTGCCGGAGGCCTGTCTGGCAGTCTCATCTTCACCTGTTGCACCTACTATCGCATAATTGCCTGATATTGCCACGCCGGTGCCGAATTGATCATATGCGCTTGTTCCATATGCATTCGGGTTATTCAATGTTTTAATTAGAGCACCGGTGGTGACATCAAAGACATATGCTTTGCCAGAGTCGCCGGCAGAAGGTGCATCTTCACCAGGTGCACCTACTATTGCATAATTACCTGATATGGCCACGGTGGTGGCGAATTTATCAAATGTGCTTGTTCCATATGCATTCGGGTTATTCAATGTTTTAATTAGAGCACCGGTAGTAACGTCAAAGACATATGCTTTGCCAGAATAATTGCCGCCGGCATCAGATTCACCAAAAGTGCCCACAATCGCATAATTGCCTGATATTGCCACGCTGGCGCCGAATTGATCACCTGCGCTTGTTCCATATGCATTCGGGTTATTCAATGTTTGAATTAGAGCACCAGTAGTAACGTTAAAGACATATACTTTGCCGGAAGCACCGCCGCCGACGTCAGCTTCACCTATTGCACCTACTATTGCATAATTACCTGACATGTCGATACTGGTACCGAAATAATCATATGAAGTGGTTCCATACACATTCGGGTTATTTATTGTTCGAACTAGAGCACCGGTAGTGACGTCAAAGATATAGGCGTTGCCTGAGCTTGCACCTGCAGCGGTCGATTCACCTGTTGCACCTACTATTGCATAATTGCCTGATATTGCCACGTCTCTACCGAATTCATCTGACTGACTGACTCCATATGCATTCGGGTTATTCAATGTGTGAATTAGAGCGCCAGTGGTGACGTCAAAGATATAGGCGTTGCCTGAGCTCATGCCGGTCGCAGCATCTTCACCATAAGCACCTACAATTGCATAGTTACCAGATATATCGAGGGTGATGCCGAATTGATCATTAGCGGTTGACCCGTATACATTCGGGTCAACCACCGTGTAAATTAGAGCACCTGACGTACGGTTAAAAGCATATACGGCACCGGAATTGTTTCCGGTGCTGGCATCTTCAGTATAAGCACCTACTATCGCATAATTGCCTGATATTGCCACGCCGGTGCCGAATTGATCAAATGCGCTTGTTCCATATGCATTTGGGTTATTCAATGTTTGAATTAGAGCACCGGTAGTGACGTCAAAGACATATGCTTTGCCGGACTCGATGCCTCCGGCATCATCTTCACCTATTGCACCTATGATCGCATAGTCACCTGATATTGCTACACTGTTTCCGAATTGATCATACGAGTTTGTTCCATATGCATTCGGGTTATTTATTGTTCGAACTAGAGCACCGGTAGTGACGTCAAAGACATATGCTGCACTGGGAGCTGTTGCGCCTACCACTGCATAGTTACCAGATATAGCCACACTGCCTCCGAAATTATCATATGCGCCAACTATACCATTTGGACTATCTAATGTTTGAATTAGAGCGCCAGTGGTGACATCAAAGATATATGCTCTGCCGATATCAGTAGGCGGGCCGTCAGTAAGGCTAGCACCTACGATCGCATAATTACCAGATATTGCTACGCTGTTTCCGAATCCGTCGTCCATACCATTGTTATTCGTATTAGGGTTATTCAATGTATAAGCTAAGGTGCCGTATATGAGATTAAAAATATATGCTCTGCCAGTATTAGCAAACAGTTCTGGATCTTCATAAGGTGTGTCGGTATTACTAGCACCTACGATCGCATAGTCACCTGATATTGCTACACTGTTTCCGAATTGATCATTTTCACCTGGAGTCCAGACATTAGGATTCTCAAAGGTGTAAATTAAAGCACCAGTAGTAACGTTAAAGACATATGCTTTGCCGGAATTGGATACATAGGATGAATTAGTATTAATAGCACCTACTATTACATAGTTACCAGATACCGCTACGCTACACCCAAATTGATCATCGGTCGTATTGCCGCTGGCTGCAGCACCTGGATTATCTAGCACCCGTAATTTAGCACCGGTTATAATATCAAAAATATAAACTTTTCCAGCATCAAACTGCGAAGTCCTATCTAATTCATTAGGTACACCGACAACCATATAGTTATCTGATGTGGCCACTACGGTTCCGAATTTGTCACCAAGACTGGAAGCGTACGTATTTGGGTTATTTAACGTCTGCCATAAAACGTAATTTGGTGGCAGTTGAGATAGCGCGGCAGTGCCGCGATTTAACATACGTCGATATAGTTTCATAATTTCACGTCCTTAGCATTTTAACAGGTTATAATGTGTATATTTATACTCTTCAACTTAATACCAGAGGTACGAAATTTTAACGCTAGCAGGAGTAATCATCGTTACGATAAAAGTATCATTAACTAAATTTCCTACTGTGCCTATACTGCTTTGCACGGTTACGGCATTATATCCAGCACCTGAACTCAATTGCTGATAACTATTTGTATCAGGATTCCATGCTTCAACAATAATTGTCGGCATGGTATTATTTCTAAATTGTTTATCGTGTCTAACTGTGACAGATTTAGCAGTAGTGTTATGTGGAACACTAACAATTAATGGAATATCCGAAATCTCTATTTGGCCCGGTACTATATCCTGTGGTGGAACAGATTTGAAAACTGTGACATCATATCTAATTGTCTCATAATCGAATACTCCAGTATCAAATCCACCAATATCAAATTCAGCAGGTAGTGTCGTTTTACTGATGAGCATTAAATCTTCAGACATATTAGCCGTCGGTTGATCATCAGTTTGCTGACCAGATAAAGCATCAGTTGGGCTTGCACGGAATATTGCAATATGCTGATTCAACTGTTTATCCTCATCATAACCGTGAGTATCATACCACATAGAATCATAACCATTTGGCATACTGTCAATTTCATCTAATTTAACATCAACATTTTCATTATGACTTGATGATGAGTAATACCATGTATGATTTTTATCACCCCATATATCGGTTAACGGATTAAATATATTCACCCCGCTTAATATTTTATATCCGGGTGGAGTGATTTTTAATGACATAAATTCAGCATCGTGAACACCATTACGAGTATTAGTGTAAGGTGCAATTTCATTTGTTATAGCATTTATACCGGTAGGATCATACGTTGTACGTTTAATACCATCAAATGTCAAAATTTGAGTATGCGATAATGCAGTTAATGCATCAGCTTTTAGTGCATAACCATCAGTAAGAATATTTGTTGATATGATGACACCATTAGCATCATACACTGCTTCAACTGTTGTTATAAATTCAGGCAAATCAATCTGGCTACCATAGTTTTTCCATTCCAAAACTGCTGGATTTGTTGATGCATTAGGAGCATTAATTGCTCGGGCCATTGCCTCAAATTTTACCATTCTGAGTTGTTGATGAGCCTTGTGTTCCACACCCGTTGTACCAGTGTAAGTTGCCCAAAAATCAATATTAGGTGGAGCTTGACGATCACGATCAACCGTCCAAGCATATCCAACAGCTGCACCACCTGGTCCTGTACCATGTGCACTATCTATATCATTTGCTAAATATGGGTCTCTACCAGTAACATATTGACCACTAAATGAAACACCAAAATGATCAAATAGATAGAATGAATCAGATATTTTAAATGACTCTACAAAATTAGTAAGTACTTCCGGATTATAATTCTCACGTTCACCTACACAAAAACGGAGTTTATCATTAATCTCAGTACTGATCATCCACCATTTTTCATCGAACACAAATACATAATTACCAGTATCATTCTCAGGTAATGTGAATGGCGCGTACATCGTACCAACACGTAATAGACCATTAAAGAATTCAGTACGCGATGAACTTCCTAATCCAGCTGTATCAAGACCGTCATATCCACCAGTATCATAATTATCCAATAAAACATTTGTGTAATCTGGGTTAATCAATGTTGTTGGATCATCAATATCCTCAGGTATCGACGGCGACATCGATGAACCACCATAACCACCAGATGGGTTCGTATTAGGTAAAATGATATTAAAGCTAGGACGTAAACTTATAGGTTTATCATTTACATAAACTTCTAAATTATCAAGTATAGCACTTTCAATTTCAAATTCTGCATCTGCGCTTGTTGGTGCATAACCATCATTGAATTGCACAAGACTGTTATTTGGTCCGCCAATTTTGAAACGTGATTGTGACATTAGCACATTACGCACTTTCACACCAACATCCCAAGGTGCAATGCCCGTCATTAATGCACGGCATTCCATCCCAGATCCACCTGCTGAATATGGATCTTCTTCTGGTTGACCTGGTAAACTATTTGCATTGTTTGGGTTAGTATCAGTGTCACTAATATCTGCAATAGGCGAATCAATAGAATTACTAGTAACACCGACAAATGGTATATCCGTGTAACCTGTACCAGGATTTGCTATAGTGACATCCATAATAGAACATCGTGCCAATACTATCTTATCAGATACGTCATGGCTCAAACCATGAATTACTGCTCTAGCCGTGGCTTGGATGCCGTTAGCACCAGTAGGTGCTGGTATCTGTACGATGATTGTAGAATTGTCTGCTGTAAATGATTCACCACCATCTACAACGGTAAATCCTGTTATTGCACCATTAACTACTGTAGCTTTAACAACAGCAGGATGTGATAAGACACCAGATGGATCAATAACTTGAACATCAACCTGACCATTAATGTCACCTTCATAACCTTTACCAGTTGTCAGTAATTCTACTCTATTCAAATAGCTATGAATTCGTATAGATGGTGCAGTAACATAACCACTACCAGGTTCAACAATATCAATTGCTTCTACACGGTAACTTGGTAACGCCGATGAATTGTCATAATACAGTTTGACTTTAGCAGTTGCAGTGATTCCTGTTGTTGGTGATTCAATGGTGACTCTAGGAGCAGTTGCAAAGGCTCTAGATGCATTTGAAACCGTTATTGCTGTTACATAATCCCGCTTGAAAACCTCAATCCGCGCATCGCTAATAATAGGATTTCCTGGCTTTCCTGAATCATATAGCACAACCATTGGTGCTTCAGTGTATCCTGTGCCAGCATTAGAAATAATGATCTTATCTAAACGTCTATGATCTATTTGACCGGAGATACGATACACATCTCTATCAGCAATATTTTGTTGATTGCGAACCACTATTTGTGTAACACTACCATTCTCTAATGTACAATCAGCTTTACAACCAAAACCGGTCTTATGAGTAATTTTGACATTTGGAGCAAATGATAAGCCTGTACCTATTGTTGTTAATATTGCAGCACTATCGAAATCTGGATCGTCGGCATTATCGGTACCAGTAAAGTCCCATATCTTTTTGTTGTAAATCACAAAACCGGTGATTTTACCACCTGTTGCAACACTAGTAGCAGTAGCTTGTCCATTAATGATATCCATTGGGACAGTAATTTGACTAACTATTGCTATGATGCCGTGTTCCACGGTAGAAGTATCACCTAATTGGGTAGGTGTTAATTCTACCCCAGAGACTGGATGAACTAATGTGATAACAGGACGTGGAAATGTCGTATATCCTTCGCCACCAGTAAAATCCAATGCATCATAAATTGTATGTTTCGATTGCCCATTATTACTCAGTAATCTAGGAATAACCGTTGCAGGAATGTTAAAGGTTCTATCACGTTCAGTTCTAGCCCCAGACAGTAAATGGGTTTGACACCAGTTACTGTTTAGCTGGGCTGTTGTAAATAGATAATCTTCTGCTCTAACAGCAAACATATCATCATACTGATACTCAACCAATACATCCAATAATTTTGAATGGTAAGGTTTGATATCATTAAGATAATCCGTTAATGACTGTACATAATACGAATCTTGAACTGTCACGCTTGTGCTCCATTAATTTTCTTCAATACATCAACAGTACTGAGAAGTCGTACCGAGTAAACCGATAAATACGAAGTTTTAAAAATATCAGTCATTTCTATATTAGATGACAGGGCGTCGTGTAATACTGCAAAAAATATTTCATTAATCTGTCTAGGTGTAGCATTATTCCATATGTTAGAAAGTGTTTGTCTGGTAGTAGATGTAATACCAAACCACACATTCATTCTATCATCAACTTGTGCTTGACCACTTAAGTTGCCAAAATCTAAACATTTAATGTAGTCAGGATACTTTGTGCCACTCAACTCATAAGTAATTGTTGTATTTAATATAGTGTTCAAAATAGATTTTTTTGCAATATCACTATCAACTAAAATTTGACCATCTGCAGTACCATATCTAGTACTTGTTCCCTGTCTAGAATCATAATCAATTCTAGATTGTGAAGGAATAAATTCTCCACCAGCATTTTGACCACAAGCAGCATCAACTAACTTATCCCATAATGTACTAGGAATACGCTTGAGCTGAGCTTCACGAATTAATGACCATTCCTGATGAACATTCTTTAGCTGATGCTTATCAGAGTCATCGGGGTTATCACGCAATGTGAAATCACGAGTAAATCTTAACTTGTACATATTGTCGCGTGTAACGATTTGGTTCAAACCCTTAATAGCAACTTTACTGTAACGAACAGGTAGCTCAGTGATAATTGGAAAAACCTGATACTTAGCATTTAGCGGTCCTGATGTTATATCAATTCCATTTATATACACTTTAGGCATTTCATCAAACCAATTTCCAGTATCAACACTTTCAAAATCAATAACGTTGTTATCAGAATTTCTAATTGGTGTTAATGTTACAATATGTGATACTCCGTGTTGTGTTCCTCTTAATTCGCACGGTCCTGTCTGAATTAGTGGTTCAGGTATATCAAAACTGCTAACATACGTATATGCGGGTTTAGCATCAATCATAACCAAATACGGATATGAATTATTCTTCAATAAACCAGCAGCAGTTTTTATACTCATTTTACCATTTTTAGTAGGTGTGCTCTTATCATAAACCCAGAAATAATAGTATGAAGTGATAATATTGCCTTCTGAATCTCTAACTGTTTCAACAACATATTGGTAATCATATTTGTAATGAGTGTTAACAGTGCTGTCATCTGAAACAGTTGGATCAAATTTTAATTCAGCTGCAGTTGGTGTATATTTACGACCTACAACCGTTATTAAATCACCAACGTTTGCATTACTTGTTACATTTACTGTTTTACCTGATACCGTAAATGCATTATTTAACTGAATTAACCCATTCACATATACATTCACGGTGTTAGGAATATTCGTGAAATTGAATACTTTATCAGTATTGTTTTGATATTTATGGGTAAGGCGTTCATCGTTTAGTGGTTGCCAATTGCTCCATGTTCCCTTAACTTTATCTACTGATGTGCCATCAGCAAACAATAGTGGTTCTGTAGCATAAGCAGCTAAACGATCGCGGACTGCAGCAGTATATGTCAAATTAACATATTCACCATAATATGGAGTCCAATGATTTTGTGCAGAATTACCAGCTAATTCACTCGCTAATTCAGCAGCTGATGGAACCTTATATGCTTTCCAGCCATAAGGACCGGTTTCATTACTCATTGTATGAATAGAATAATTGACATCAATAAACGGTATAAAGATGCTAATACCCATGGTTTCACGAACAGAAACTTCGTGATTAATATTACCAAGTGCTAATAGAACAGCAGATATACGATCAGCTGTTGTTGTGAATCCAGGTGTACTAAAATCGAATGCGGTGATTGCATTAATCGATACACCAAGTTGATCAAAATCGTAAGTGACCGTGCTTCCAATTAAATCTAGTGTATCGATAACCTTAATATCTTGATACATATTGTTTGTCAGTGATGTTGCACGAACAAACATATCTGATCCAATCATCACTTGACTGAATGTGATAGGACCCAATACTTTACCTAAATTACCAATGCTTGAAGCAGAGGTATAAATTAGTTCAAAGTTTGAATCCGGTTCAATCCATGATGTGTCCCAAGATGCTAATTCATATCCACCTATTTGATAATTTACATCACCATCTAATATACCTTCACCAATAGGAATTTGTTTTACTGGATCGATGGCGCTAAGATGCATACCTGTCATTAAACCGTAATCACTAAAGCGATGGTGATCAAGAATAACGTTATGATCACCAATACCAGTTCCAGACAATTCAATACCTGCAAAACCAGAACTTGTCAATAATGGATTATTGAGTGTTGAGTATGCCCATGCTATAGGACGTTCAGTCCATGTTCTAGTACGAGCATAGAGTTCTTTATGAGCTACTCTGCCTGATGCACGCTGATCTACTGGAATTTCAGTATTACCTTCTTCAGCTTTAGCTTTGTCATCCCAAAGACTTGGATGAATCTTTGAACCAACCCATTCATAAACATCAATGGAAGCCCAATCGGCAGGTACACCCCATCTAGACAACCGTTCATCAATGGACGGGAAGATGTACTTATCGGTGTATGGCACATATCCTAAATTGGTAGTATCAAACCAGGTTCTACCAATTTGATCTATACCCCATGGGCGCAATGGATCGTAATGAGTATTGCCTACAGTTTGAACACTGTAATTGTATCGAGCAGGGTTATCAGAACTGGTGATGTCAATAACCTCAGAGGCCAAGGTTTGATGAACACCTCTAGCAGGGTCCCAAATTGGAATTTCAGAAACAACTTGCTTATCAGCATAATCAATTAACTTAATTGGGCTAAATTTAGGTTTAGCAGGAGCATAACCGATCACCGTAACTAAATCTTCTGCAGTAGAGAATAATGTTGTTGTATTACCCGATGGGTCTATGCTTGTTGACTCTTGCCGTGCTGGCCCAGTTATCTGAACATAATCAGCAGACCATGGTAAAGTGATCATTTCACCCGCTGCTGCTGGCTGATAATCAAATGTGCCGAGTTGTTCAGCTTCGAAGTACAAATGTGAACCGATATCATCAAGTGTAAACCAACGATTTTCATCTTCAGGGACAATAGTAGTAAATCCTGCCTCAACCGTATCGCCTGTTAATGTTTCCAAGAACTGAAGTCTTGTATAAGAATATTCACAATCCTTTGCTTTAAGCTTAAGCTCTGGGAAATTCTTAGTACGTGAATCACCGTACTCAGACACCTTCACAGCCCAGTATTCATCCATAGCCGCAGATTTAAACTTAGCACTGTTAAGGAATGCACCCATTGAATTGTTTGATCCCTTATTATGAATCAAACCTCTCCAGAAATGGAATTGACTCTTATCAGTCATATCAATAGCTGACATATAATCTTTTTTCTGATAACCTAACAATTCACGTGCCGCTTTTGCTGCTTTGTTATCAGCACTAATATGATTTGCATCATAGTAATCAAGGATGCCCTCTACGCTTGCCTCGATATTTTCACGAACCTCATTACCATACAAGTAATGTCCGCCGTAAGAAGGTCTACCATTAAAATAAAGTTGACGCTCACCATCAAAAATAATTCTATTGATTCTTATTCCAAGGAATTGGTCATAAATCAATCCTTTATTCTGCGACATATCATTGTAGTCAGTGAACAATAGAACGTGTTCATATTCATCAACTATAAAGTGTGCACTCATCATTGGAATATTTGAAACAACTTCTGAAATTTCATCCTGTCTAAAGACACGAAGATTCGATTTAGAAACTGTTCCACCTAGCACATCAAATACTAATTGTGAAGTGCTAATGTCTGAGAACAGTGGTCTATCAAATGATGTTAACATACCGCGTGGAGTCTTGAACCAAACAGAACTCATAAATGGATTCAAGATATTGCCAGTACCTGCAATAGCACCATGATAAATCGAGTAAATAAATTTTTCAATATCTAACTGCCAACCTAATGCTCTACCGGTTTCTTGATCAATGATTTGACCATCACCTGCATTAAAAGCCCATCCATCAGCCTCAAGTCTCATCAAATAACCGTAAATAAAGTTAAGCACATTTTGAAGACCGACCACTGTGAACGGTGCGACCCTGGTAATTAAACCATTTGCATCAGTGCGTAAAGCAGGATCACTGTTAGTAGTATCAACTTTGATCGTATTGTAAATACGCCATTCTTCATTTTTATTATTTGCTGCAGCAAGGGCATTGCTTGCATCTTGAACGGCTGCTAGAGCAGCTGCATATTCGGCAGTCGTGACTGATCCAGCAGGTTGTTTTAACTGTAATTGGTATGCTGCTGTTACATCAGATAATAACTGCTGTGCTTCAGCTCTAGCTTGTAATGCAGCAGAATTTACCAATGCATTAAAGGTTTGATAAGAACTAGAAGTGTCAACATTAAAATATGTGAGTACTGGGTGACGTGGATTAAATGTCTCAATTCTGAATGACCAGTCATCTGCTAACATACCTTGACGTGGGATGTTATATCCACCATCTGAATCCCATTGTGTGGTACCCATTTGAACTAATTGAATACGAATTGCATCTAACCATGTCTCACGTTGTGCAGGATTCTGTTTCAAAAGAGCTCTAAAGCTTGATTTATGCAAACTGAAATTGTCTGATGATAATTTTAATGAATCTGTATCAACAAGTCCTGACACACGATATCCTAATTGCAATTTCCAATTACGTAACATAACAACATTGAATGCGATAGATGGGTCAGTGCCATTATAACGTAGCAAATTCACATAAATCTGATTTAATCCATTAAACAACTTATAGCGTGATGGGTTAAATTCAAAGTTATATGCAGAACCATCATATGTAATTTTGATAGTATCGTGCAATTCAAAATCAAGACCACTATCACGTAGAGTAAAACTTATCCATTGAGTAATATATGGTGTACCTACTGCTACTGGATCCATTTCATATTCAAAACCGTCGGTATCAGTGAATATGTTTCTCCAAATACCACCTAATGGGGTAAGAGTTAAATCCTTAAGGAACCATGTAATAGGTTTCTCAGGTGTTGCTAATGGATAATCTCCATCTGTACCAGAGAAACATAATGGTACTAATGGATAAGTGACAGGGGTTGGTCGCACATTTGGATAAGCAGCAGTTTGCTTATCAAGCAATGGCTCAAACAATACTTTTAGATCACGAGTGATCGGGGTATTAATAGTGTCACCGTGAAGTTTGAATTCTAACCAATTTTCGCGACGACCAGCTGAACGATCTAATTCATATTCATTAACCACTGCCTTATTTGATCCCCATGTCTTTGAAATAAAATTGATTGGGTCAATTTTAAATGAGGTTCTCAATAGAGCATAATTGTATTCTAAGCTTTTTCTCCAAACTAATTCAATAGGACCATTATCACCAAAAACATAACCTTTGCTAATGTTGTCAGGAATTACATTCAATATTGCTTCACTTGATGTTGACATAGAAGGATTAACATATGGAGGCAACAGTGAACCGTATGATGGATTAGTAGCAAGAGTGCCAGTAATATCAACAGATAATTTTTTCGACCACTTCGTTTTTACATACGACCACATAGCAGGAGAGCCAAATACACCACACTGTGTTCTAAACACTGATTCAGTTTCACTAGTTAAAATCCATGGCTCAAGATTAGGTCTGCAGGTTGACAATCCTGTTAAAGGGTGTTTAAAATATGCTTTGTACAGATCAAACCATCTAGCTGGATATGTTGATAACGATAATCCTGAGATAATACCATTAGTTAAACCTGAGTAGTTCCAGGTATATGCATTTGCAGCAATATAATCAGGAGCATACATATCGTATCCGTTACGAGCTGCATATTTAGCCAATTCTTGTTCTAGAAGTGGATTAGTTTCTGCTGCAGTGATATCCCAATTTGATGGTTGCAATGGTTGTACATTGTTATACAATGAAGTTTCAACACACAAAATCAATGAATTGAGAATATTATGAAAGTAGAATGGCTTCCAGGCATCTGCTATATTAGTGTGGACAATCCAATCACCAAGACCACCATTAGCACCTTGATTCCATTTGCTAAGCACATTGTTGCTTCTGTTAAACCAAAAATCACCGTGATTCACTGGATAAACCGGAGTGGTATCGCTAGTTACATTGAAATAGTAGACACTATTGTCAGTAGGATTATACCAAAGCTGATTCTTAAACATCTGCAGTGATGTTGCAATTGCTGGAGTAGTAGATGAGAAAATACCAGGTACAAGTTCACCAGTTGAACGTGCAATCGTAGTTTTAACAAGAGCTTGTTCATAAGCAACATTTTTTGCAATCGCCGGTGAACGATGACCGTCATGGTGAATAATAACATCTAAACCAATTTCATTATCAAATGTTATTTCAGGTTTAACACGTTTTGCCATCGTTGGATTAGCCACATCGTAAATTAAACCTAAATATGGTAATGTTGCTGGCCAATTTGGTAATGGATTAGTAGAATCATAATAAATTCCGCTTAAATCAGTTCTTGCTGCTGTATTCGCTATGTACTTATCAAATAATGCAGTAATTATAGGATTTGTGATGTTCACATTTGGAACAGACCCTAATAAACCGGATGTTAGTAATTCACTAATATTCTGTGTAAAGAATTCAGAGATAGTATTCAATGCCTGACTATATTGAAGTTCAGCAAAATCTAACATTGACAATATGGAAATATCGCGTTGATTCATAATACCGATAAACAAATCGAAACTAGTATTGTAATCTCGAATAGTGCCACCGAGACCTAAATCTTTATTGCTAAGATGACGCCAATTGTTAAAACCGAAAGGTGAACCTTCTAAGAGCGGTTGTGCACCGATAATAGAAAAGAAGTGTTCATACAGATCACCGTAACCGATTTGCTTTCTATTTTCGTGTTTTAGATTATGGAACATTTGCTCAGGAATAGACCATGCACCATCACCTTCTTCATATTGTCTAAATATTAGAGGGGTGGTATCAACAACCATTGGATTGTTTGTATCTAATGACCAATAGGTATTTGCAAAGGTATCACCATTAACAACGAAAGTGTGAATGCCGTGTAACAGATTAGCTGATACATCAGGTGCACGTTTCCAGTGTCCACCATTTACTAACTGTACTTCAGTAATAGCACCATCGGATTCACGAACAACAGGTATCGCATAAGCAGGCGCGCCATCAGTAGGTAGACCTACACCGTTTGCAGATTCAAAATGTATTTGTGTTTCACCAGTAAATGCAGAATAACCACTACCACCATCAATAATTCTAAATCCTGAGATACGTCCTCTGTTAATTGTGCATATAATGTTTGCTTGCACTGTCGGGGTTGTTGTGGTTGTCACAATTACATACGGGGTTTGAAGATACCCTTGACCAACAATGTAAATACCGTTATCTTGCTTAGCACCAACAAGTTGATCCTTAACTAAAACTCTATCGCCATTTGATGTTTGATATCCATCAAGAATAAGTTTGCCATTCAATGATGTTATATGTTCTGTTGTGGTTGCAACGACACTGGCTTTACCGTATAAAGCATCTTTATTCAGAGGTCCAGCAGGATAATCAACCGGTAAACCGTCTAAACCACGTTTAACCCATTTAGGTTTTGTTTCTACGCCAGGATGCCAAATACCTTGAAGTTGATTATTTACTTTAAAGAAATGTTGAATATTACTTTCATTCAACAAGCCTTGCTCAAATAAGAAGTCGCCATTCACATCACGTGCAATTCTACGTTTAATGACAGAATCGATATCATACTGTTGATTTTCAGCATAGTAAAAAATAGCAGAGGTTTTATTTGCATGGCTTCCATCTAACCAATACAGATTGAATTGTGGCACTTGATTGAACAAATATTTCTGTTGTGTGATGTAAGTAACATCTGTTTGTGTATTATCAGTGCCTAATGTCGCATAAGCTTTTGCTTCTGCTGTCCATTGACCACCACCAGTGATCGTAATAGCAGGAGCATCAACATAACCTATGCCACCGGAAACGGGATCAATTTTTATTGATCCAGCTGCTTGATCAAGCCAACTAACTGCAACCTCAGCAGGAAATATTCCAATGGCTGGGTATGTTAATGGCGCGGCAATAGTTACTGTTGGTAATTCTGAATAGTTTGCACCATTACTAATTAATGCAATGCTGTCTACCGAACCTGCAGGTGATGTAGGGCCAATATTGTTGAATGCATTATTCAATTCGAGATTGAAATCATACTGAACAATAGGAGCTGTTGCTTGTACACATTGTGCAACAGGTATATTAAGAATCAATAAATCATCTTCGTGAGCCCAGAAATTGTTAAGTGTCCAATCGGTAATGATTCGTTGATGGCGTGTCCACATAATCGGAGTCTCACCAATAGACACATACTGTGGTACGGACAGTGTCCAGTATGTATGACCATGATTAGTACCATTACGAACTAAAACAAAAGCATTATTTTTAAATGCCGATGAACTTGAGAGATCAGATGCTCTTTCCCAATTACCCGTTGCAACAATGTAGATACCACAGTCTGAATGTGGATACAATGGATTAGCAGCATTTTTATTGACAACTAAAACGCGATCTCCTATCTCTAAAGTAACTCCATCAATTATTTGATTGTCACCGGATAATGTAATATTTGAATCGGCAACAGCTTCTACCTCAGTTAACTGAAGGAGCTTATCACCCGGTAAACCTATTACGTAATATTCAGGCTCTAACGTTGAATTGAACGTGACCTGTGACTTGATATTGTCAGATAATAAACCACCATACCAAAAATAACGTGGATAGTTAATGAACATATCCAAATCGATGGGCGGCACATAATTGAAACTCTTTGCAGTCGCCCAACTATCCATCTCATTAGTATCAACACCTAACAGATTTAATTTCTGGATAATATCATTGAACGTGAATACCTGTTCTTCATTACCAATTTTAGCATAAACCATCGGTTGAAGAGTATTTAGTTCACGTTCTAGATTAGGTTGTGGTAGTGCGGGCAGCACATCAGATAAAACTTTATCACCAACATAACCGAGCAATGGTAAAGACTCTTGTTTAGTGAGCATCTTATTAAAGACGTTCTTAAACAGTGAATCATTTGTTTTATTGCGAAGGTATTGTGGTAGTAAGTTACTTAAATCCACGTGCGGCTTCTGGTAATCGCTCATATTTTCACGCCATCTAAAAAGAATTGTTTAACAACTCTATTTATTTGATCTGATAAAAGGTCGGAGAGTAAGTCCGACCTTTATACCATTAGACGCTTTGACGAATAATTGCAGAAGTAAGTGTTGAAACTATCTCAATATCAGATAATTGAGCACAAGATTGAAGAATTTCATCTACACCAGACTCTACAACGAACATAGAACCAAAAGAGTTATTAACATACAACGGAACAATAACAACTGATGCAATATCTGCAGGTAAACGTTGATGAATTAACGATATCAATTCAGTTGCATAAAATGTTGAACCAAATGTCCAGTTAGCAATAGAGAAATGGTTAGTAATAACATCAAGAATTTCAGCTTTTACTTGGTCATTTGTCAATGACGCACTTGGGGTCATAACTACCGTAAATTTAGCACGTAATTCTGGTGAGGCCTTCTGACCAAATAAAAGCTTTATTTTAGCGGAGTGTAATATCATAGTGTCTGACATCATCTTATTATTCAGCAGCATACCGAATGTATTACGCAGCACTAATGGAGTCGGCGGTGTAGGAACAGTAGTGGTGATGTTATTCAGATAAGCAGTTACCTCATCATAATAACCTCGAGTTAGTAAGTAAGCATCGTGAATATTTGTCGTTGCTGGATCAATGAGATTGGTATATGGACTAAAATGCTGCCACATAAAATCGAGACTCTTACGTGTCAAATATCTACGATAAAGTGCGCCAGTAGCAGTATCGGTAACAGTGAAACTGCCAGGAGCAAATGATTCAGTGAGTAATGTTAGACCACCAGTAATTGTTATTTGTAATGAAGTATCGGTGATAGGATAAAACTTAGAACCAATTTTTCGTTCATATGAATAATCAACTAATGCAAAATCTTCAAATTGCATTACATTATCTGTCACACCAGTACCAGACACTAGTAAGTCCAAAGTACCAGCGGGCATTACTTCTAAAAGATTAGGAGCGACGACACCTGAGCTATCACGTACATTTCCAACGACATCATAAACCTGATTAGAACCTAATGGAAGCAATGCACCAGTAACCCTATTTGTATAAAGATTAGATCGAAGCACCAATATTTTATCACGAACGGCATTCTTCGTTTGTGAATCTAGAATTTGGTCATTCGTGTTATACCAGAATTTAGTAGTTGGGCTGTAAGCAACTAATTTAAGATCACGATAAGTAGTGGTAAAACCTAATGCATTCCCTGCATTATCAAAAATTCTATCAACTTTAATAGTCCATGAACTGTCATTAACTCCGCCACCAGTGATCGGGTCAAACGAATTAATTTCATCGTCAATGTTGTCACCGATTATAGTATACCAGCGACCCATCAGATTACAGCGATTACCACCATACGGTTTACGTTCAAACACGAATGATACTGTTTTACCAATGGTTATTGGTACCGTGAATGTGCATAAATCAGTAACGGTACTAAATGAGAATGCTGTAGTTTCTACACTGTCAATAAACACTCTTAAATCATAATCAGATGAATTACGCATTGACAAATCAAAAGATGAAGATTCAACAAGCACCTTTTGTGCATGGATATCTAGAATAAATGTATCACCTTGGACATATGCACCAGTGTTAGTGATCGTAAATGATATTCCACCATTTGAATAAACTTCACCCACTGCAGCATCAGCTAATCTACCATTTATTGAACTGATAACAGTAAATGATGTTTGATTAGCAGCACATTCTATTGTGAAGGTCTGTGGTAATAATGAAGAATTTGCAGTAATACCGGTGATATTACCCGTAAGATTAAACATTTTAATATAGCGTTCGAATCTAAGACCAAAGTGTGGCTGATCAGATACTGATTGCAAACCGCTACCCTGCACATAACTACCGCCGATTATACGTGGTAAAGTATCAAGGTAGATATGTTGATCAGCATCATTGTCAACAACTGCATACAGAATATTATTTACTGTTGTAGTGCTATCAGGTTCTCCATAATAATGGCGATCGATAAAACCTTGGATAAGAGTTTTCTCCATCCAATTTGCGCCATTTTCGATAAACTTGGTTCGTGGCGTAGATACAACACCTGGTAACATAGCTGCGGTTTGGTGAATCATCATATTGATGACACCTGGCGTTCTAAGTAATGGCTCAAGAACATTATCAATCAAACTTCTACCAGATTCAGTAGTGTTAACTGCATTGTGTCTAAATTCATATCCAATTTGAAGATCATCACCAAATAATTTCACATTTTGGTATTGACCAGAAGCATCATTCCATTCAACATGCTTCGGTTGACCTGCAAAGGTTCTGTTAATAGTTTTAAGGTGCAATACGCGTGGATCACGTAACAAGAATGTATTGTAATCTTGCCCATTAACCATTCGACCTTGTGAGTAATAAACAGTAGGAGCTGCCTGTCTAATATGCTCAATATCTTCTGACAGTGAGGAATTAGTTAAAGATGATGTTAGACTGAAAGTGAGTGAACTTGTTTCAGTAATACCTAAAGTAGAACGATAGGTAAAGATCATTGGTTGGTTTACAGCCGTATTTTTCTGAATAACTGAATTAGTGTTAGCTGACTGACGGCACCAAATAAAGTAACGACCCACTGGAATATCGGAGAAGTCGCCATCACCAAAGATAAGTTTCACTGAATCGTTTTCTAAAGTTTCAACTTCAAACTTTTTACGATTACGATCTAAACTAAAATGCAGATTTTGTTCATTTACAGTATCGACTTTAACCCAACGTTCAGTAATTCTACCAGAAGTATCTACCTTATGAACCCATACGTCAGTGTCATTGATATTCTGTAGATTCACATCGATATTTCTATTAGGAATTCTACCATCAAAGGTGTAATCAATAAGCGATAGTAAACCTTGTTTGGTATAAAGTAAGAAACCTGTTAAGTCTGAACCATCACCAAGACCATCATTTGAATACAACACATTCATTTGGTTATTAACATCAGGTGCTTTTTCGAATGGACCATTATCATCTAAGTCTGCAGTAACAATTTCCATTGGGAAATTATCTGCGCCGGTATCAGCACCATAACGATATACTGAATTCGTGAATGACGATAATTGGTTATTGAACGTGTAAAGCTGAAATGACACATCACCAACGGTAGATACTTTTGATGGCTGACCAAATTTACCAGCCATAACGCGATTCATAACTAGAAAGAACTGTTCCTTCCATAACGAATTATTTGGATCATTCCAGAAAATCGTTAAATTCGCAAGGTTATTACCTTGACTATCAGTAATCGTTTCAGTTGTTGAGATTGAAGTGATCTTAACCATACCACGTGCAGGTAAATTACGTGATGCAGTATAGCTAATCAATTTTGCTAATTTTAGAATTGATTGTTTACGTTCAGCATCTGTGATGAACACCTCATGGCTGTTCATATCGATACGATATGATAACTGTTCAGCAATATATGCAAACATTTCAATAATAGCAACAGCTTCAGAGCTTTCGATATAATCGTTAAAGCTCTCCTTGTAATACAACTTCATATAGGAAAGCAAACCTTCCTTTATGGAATCATAGTCAAATGAAGCGAAATTTACCTTTTCGAATGCAGTATAGATAGCATCCCAAGATTCAGCATAATATGTGTTTTTAATTGCCATTCGATTAATCCAATAAACTTTGAGTGATGTTACTATTTATCGATTTACAGCTTTGCGTATTCGCTAAGACCGGCATGAATAAGTTCAGTTTGACAGTCCATAATACCTTGACGCCCTTTGCCTATATATTTTTTAATTATAGCAAAGGCATCATTTGCGCCTAGTCCACTAGTAAAATAAAATGAGGCTTTTATCAAACCTTCTATCAGAATTAATCCAAGCAAATGACTGGTAATAATTTCGCTGTTTCCACCACTAACAGTAATATACTCACATTTTTTAATTATCTTTTCTATTCCTTTAAATGAGGTAATACCTGTATTCGATAGCATGATTTCTGTTGCTTCAGTTGGAAACCAACTTGGAATAGTTTTTAATTTTTTAGCATTATCGATATAAAACTTATCAGTTTTTACAATGTTAAATGGTGGAGGACCTAATTTGTCATAGTAACCGATGTCTAAAGTATCAACAATTGTGACATTAGTACTACGCACATCACAATTTTTAAAATCATCTTTAAGATAGTTATCTCTTAACCGAGGTTCTTGTGTAGAGATAATATATTCCATTGCTGGAAATTTACCAACATAAGTTTTGGCAAATTTAGAGAATTGTCTATCACTATAAAGGTTTTGATGTAACACATATTCTTTGTTTCTATTCATCACTGTATCTTTAACAGGTGAAAGACCTTCATTTAACAGTTCAAATATTTTCATAGTTTTGCGAATTCCGAGAAGTTTGCCGCCATTAACTCAGTTTGACAATCCATGACGCCCTGACGGCCTCTGGTGTTAGGGAGATACTTATTGATGATAACCTGCAATGGTTTATTATCCATGTAAATATGCGTTAAATTTTTAATTAAGAGAACGCCCAATACACATTCAGTAATATTATTATCTGAAACGAGAAGATTACCATTTATTTCTTTAATATGCATATGGATATTATGGAGTGATGTAAGTTTATTCTCTTTAAGATTCAATGCTGCATCAATTTTTGGTGGTAATTTATCTGTTGTTGTCAAATTAAGATTACTAGCAGTATATTCTATCATTTCTAATTCGGTATGTAAAGGTCCTGCTAATACATTTAACTCATTAATCATAACATTTATTAAATGATGAAGGGGAACAACCGTGTCAGCAGATATAGAAAAGCTAAATTGTGAATTTGAAAAATCCTCTATTGGTGATATTTTTACCTTACCAACATCTTTAATAGCCTTTTTAACAGATTTTACCATCTCAATAGGGTCTCTTTTTGTTGTTGAGAATAATGGTAAATAATAAAAATATCTGCCGACATAATTATTACTCTCAGATAAATATTCTTTAAATTTCATAATTTTGCATACTCCGGCCATCCAGCTTGTATTAATTCAGTCTGACAATCCATAACCCGTTTTCTAATATTCGTAATATCTAAATATGAATTAACAATTTTTTCTACAGCAGGATTATAATCCATTCTAAAATATTTAATACCTTCAATAAACAAAATACCTAAAATATTTGACACAATAGGATTCTGATCAGCATCAAACTCTTCACCACATTCTGTAAACAATTTATGAATATTGCTTAATGATTTAAGTTTGTTATTATGAAAGTATATACCACCTTTAACAATTACTGGATAAGAATGCAATTGTGAAATGCTGTTATTGTACAAATAAAGATTGTTGCCAATAAATGTCGGTAATCCTTCAAGTGATTTTAGTGCAGCTTGACGCTGCAAAGCACTAAAATCACTTTTTACTGTTTTAGGTGCGCCGACCAAAGATGTTAAATGATTATAATCGCAGCTAAATGATAGTACTTCTTCAGGGGCACCGACTAATGAAGTTAATTCACATGAATCACAAATAAAATTGACATTCCACTTTTCAGTAGGAGTTTTTTCAGTAACTTTACGATCATGAATAATCATACCAATTAGATTTAACTCTTTAGCCTTTTTAGCTTCAGATAAATAATCAGAAAATTTCATTAGTTCGTTCCTACTTGAATGTGTAAAGTGTCTTGAATATTCAATTCGATATATTCAATATCAATGAAAGCAGCAATACAGTTATTATCTGGTAGAGTTACAACTTCAAGATTGATTAATTTAACACGTGGATCATATTCAACAACCATTCGCAAATCTTCTTCCACGATACTCTTGGTAATATCGTCACATGGCTCAAATGCGAGGGTTGGGATACGGGTGCCGAATTTTGGCATCATAACACGTTCACCAACCTCTGTCCAAATATGATTTAGCAAATCTTGTTTAACTGTTTCGATATTAGCAGTGGCGAATGACCCACCGGATTGCTCATATTTAGCAGTGCTAAATCCTTTGTAAAAAGTTTTTGTTCTAATAGGAGTTGCCATTTCATTCCTTAAAGTTTTGCATATTCTGGATATCCAGCAGCTATTAATTCAGTCTGACAATCCATAACACCCTGACGTCCGGTATTAAGATGTTTATTAATTATCAAGTGTACGTTTTTCAAGTGTGCATTTTTAACGTTGAACATGTCAACATGTTTTAATCCAGGTATTAAACATAATCCCAAAACATTTGATTCTATAGGATTATCATCAAGATTAATTGTTGCAACATCACCGGTTGCTTTAGTAATAAGTTTATGAATATTATGCAATGATTTAATTTTGTTTCCAGATAATACCAACCAACTAATAACAGTTGGAACACCTTCTAAATCCGATATTAAATTGTCACGAGCTTGATAGATAAGGCCACCAACTATTGATGGGCCACCTTTTAATGAAACTAGTTTATTATCAGCACAATTAAAATCACCATTGACTTTTGATGGACCGCCTTCTAACGATATTAGTCCTGTTGCTGGATAATAACAATCACCGGTAATGATATCAGGAATATCCATATATCTCCGCATATCATTAACCGTCTTGATATCCTTTGCAAATACACCAGTGAAATCAACTTTCTCCTCAATTAAATATTCTCTAAATCTCATGGGCGCTTCCAAGGTTCATGATTAGGCACAATGCTAGGCGAGCTAGCTTGAGCAGAAATTTCAGCAGTTGGACCATTGTGATGTATAGGAGAAGCAGTTTCAAAAATACCACTAGCATTTACATGTAATGGTCCACATGCCGTTTCATATACACTACCACCTGCACTAATATTTATATTCGCATTGGCATCTAGGAACAAATTACCGTTAGCTTTTATGTTCACATCTTTCTTTGCTTCTAGATTTATGTTGCCATCTGCTGCAAAATTGATATCTTTACCAGACCGAACTGAAACACTATCAGCAGCATAAACGTGAATTTTACCTGTCTCATTTATTTCAAGATAGCTGCCGCCTTTAGCAGTGCTAATATAAATGCGACCATTACTGTCATCCAAAATAACTTGAGCGCCCTCTGCAGTGCGCAATGTTACCCGACAATGATCTGGTTGATCACTCATAGAAATAGAATTATGGCCTGGCGTTACCCAGCAATACATCTGCGGATCAAGAGCTGTATTATCAACTAGATTTGGATAATAACCCTCTTTACCATCTTTATTAGTCTTGGCTTGTGCTACCTGTCTGTTATAACCACCACGTTCTTTTGTAACAGCATTCGTCATGTCTTTTGCAAATGCCGTACGCAAATTAGTATAAGCTGGTTCTAAAGGATCAAATGTATCTGTCCATGGACCCTCTTCGCCTTTATCATTTACATTTCTACCATGAGGCAGTCCTCTATTACCATGTTGTGGAAATAGAGATCCAAAATATACTCTGCGATTTGGTTCGCCATTTAGGAAAAATACAAGCACACGAGCATTGACCTTAGGAATAGACCAGAATCCATAAGGTACTGTACCAGTACTCTTTTTCATCTGTCTACCTGCTGGAAAGTTTGTAGTAATTCCACCAAACGGTGATGAATATTCAGCCCAAGGCAAAGTATTTACATCATAGTTTCCGCCATCAATCGACGGGCACCATACTTTAGCACGGCCCATCTGCTGATCGTCATCAACAGATTTAACTATGCCATCTGTTATGAATGGGATGGCGCGTTTTTCATCAAATATTGACATTAGTTTAAGAACCTTTCTTAACAATTGCTGAACCTGTAGTGATAGCCTGTTTATTCGTAGATGGTGAATATGGTACGGCATCATAATAAACATTTTCTGTGCCTGATGTTGCAGCATCGGTAGTTGAAGCATTGCCAAAATTTGTAGATAACAATTCCTCTGTTGGTATAACTACATTATTTTGTTGTGCTGGTTGGCCTGGTGCAGTAGGTGCTGCTATTCCAGAACCAGCTTTTGTCTTTTCTTGATTATTCGCTGTTGCATTTTCTGTTTTATCTGGTGATTTAGTTGCAGTAGCAGTTGCCTCTAATGCAGAATCTGAAACTTCATTGTCATAAATGTTATAAGAACCCATCACAAGTTCCTGCTCAAAATGACCATCAACAAAATAATGCTCTATTGATCGAACCATGTAATATTTGTCATACCAAAACTTTTCGCCATAACCATCAGTTGTTATATCTGATGCTCTATAGCTTTTTGGTGCATACACATTCACTTTTGTAAATATCGGGAATACTGCTGGATCAATAGTGCTATCATCACCAGTATTAGATGCAATTTTAATTTCCTCTTGAACACCAGCAGAATATTTCTTTATGTATTCGATATACTTACTCTGTTTTGTTCCATCTGTTTTGTTTGATGAGTTAGTGTTGATTGGTAATTTGTCATCCATGTCGGGTTCAACATGTGGTGGTATTCCTGTAGTTACATGATTCATCAATTTTGGATTACCACGAATACGCATCTTGATATCAACTTGTGCAGCACTGTACAAGTCTGCCATAGTGCGTACATACTCATCATTAGTTTTTGACGTTAATTGACTACCATCAACTATGTATGAATTACCTCTAAAATTGCTAGCATTCACCATTGGTAAAAACACTGGATCATTTGTACGTTGTGTGTACACATCGGTATGTTTAACTTTTGATTCCATAAGACCACCATCTTTTTGTGATGATGCTATGGTCTGCAGTGATTTCTGTCCAACATTCGAGCCTGTCAATAATGCAATTGATGCATTTGCAAGTTTCATATCAAATCTGATGATGTCAATATTCTTACCTGAAAAGATGTAGTCATAAGTGTAAAGGTTTTTAGGCACATTTGAACCATCATCTGCCTTTGTAAACCATTTTTTATAGGCTGAATTTTTTTCAGCTTTTACTGAAATGTTAGGAACAATGAACTCTAATACATCCCAGTGTAATGTCATTGATTTACTGTCAGAGGTTAGACTACTGACAGTCTTATACATTTTCACTGATTGACCATTAGTACCTTTACGTTTATCGATACCTGCCATCTCTGCTACTTTAGGGCAATGTTTAAAAATCAATGCAAGAGCATCATCAACAGTCATTGTAACACTACCCTGAATATAGGATGCACCAATCACTTTACCATTACTATCAGGTTTTACTGATTTGTTATAATCTGCGACTTTTTGATCAACACTTTTTTCAGCATCTTTAATTTTCTGTTTCCATTCAACCTCAATAGCATTATCTGAACTAGCCTGAATAGGATATGAAGCCCATGCATCAGGGATAGTGATCATATAGTAGACACGTCTGCCCAATGGGATACTTCTTTTGCTATTAATTTCTTCTGTAATTCCACCGTCGGCAACTTGCACAACCTGCATTGTGTCATAATAATCCTTCAACTGACCATTCAACTCATCTTGCAAACTTTTCACCATTGAACCCAAAGTACCATCTTTACTTTTGAATCCTGTAATGTTTCGAATATTGGCAGTTCGTGACATTTGCTGAATTGCACCCTTTGTTAATGGGGCAAAGACTACTGAATACACGCCACCCGTTTCATTAAACTCGGCAGAAATGTTTGTTAAAAACAGTGGGTTTGCAGAAGTACTAACCAATACATCATCACTTCCATCATCTGGATGACCGATAAAAAATGTCTTTAACAAAAAGCACATACCATCATAATTACATTTTAGCTTATTATCAATTAGGTCCTGCAGATAGTTTAGAAAATTAATGCCCATTGGGTCATGAACAACGAGATTTAATTCTCCTCCCATAACCTGAGTTTGACCAGGTATCATTGCACCAATGTATGATGTATAATGAATGTCCCTAATATTAAAATGTGCATCCTTACGGGTGTCTATTACTTTATAGATACCATTTAAATCTTCACCTAATTGCAAATTGTCTAAAGTGTTTCGTAGTGATGATAAATCTGTTCTATCGATTATGATGCCTGATTTATCAAATTGCTCTGTTGAATTGATAAAAGGAGCAAGTGCATCCGTGTTGTTAGAAACCAATAACAAATGATGGTAACTAACTGAACGAAAATTATCTAAGGGATTAGGTTTTTGATTTGGATCTCGTGACATCGTTTGCTTTCACTTATACAACAGGTTTAATGGTTTGCTTTAGCACTCTAGTGGTAGGTACGCCGCCGGTTTTACCATTCAGAAAATCTGTATATAATCTGGATTTCTTAGGAATAAACAATTCTTTACCTGGCACTATTTCAGTCAATGGGTCAAGAATATTATTGTATTGTGCAATAATCCACCATAATCTAGAATCATCATAAAATGCATCAGCTATCTTATCTAACCGACCGGCAAAAACAGGTTGAACAAGGTAAATGTCATCAGTTGAACTTTGTGTAAACGTTTTACGCTCCCACCATTCAACTCTACCTGGGCTAACCTCAGTCGACCCACCATTCACGTATCTAGAATTTTTTATATCAACACTTGATGTCATAACCTATTAACCTTTCATGCCATAAGCTTTTGTTAAATTACCAGTGCGATAAGCTTCTAGATCAAATTTACCTAACTCTGATGGCGAATAACTTTCTTTAAGATCTATTGTAAACGCCATTATTATTGGCATTGGAATAATAGTTTTATCTTCAGCATAAGTTAATGAAGGAATCATATCATACTGTTCATCATATGAAAAATTGTAACTTACCATAACTACAGGAATGCGTTTAAAATGCTGTTCGCCATATGCATCAAACCACAACACCTCAGGTGGAGCACCAAAATACTTTTTACCGTAAAGCCCCTTTTCAGTACCTTCACCATAAAATGGCATTACCCAGGAACGAATAATATTGATGTATTCGAGATTTTTGGAAGCTTCTTTAGAAGTATTGGATACAAATTTGCCGGCTAATTGAAAAGTTCTAGCATCGGTATTCTTATAAATTTGCATTGCACCAGGACCATGAATTACATCAACTGTCGTATATTGTGCGGCTCGTGAATCGGCAAATGTAGGTCGTACATCGAATACAACTTCACGTTTTTTATAAATGACATTATCTGATGCCGTTGTCATGGTATCCAAATCTGTCATCGAAGTCAATTTTACCCGGTAAGACTTAGATGCTTCAGCATTACTCGCAAACCCGGTAAGTTGTGAACGTAATTCTTTTAGTTGTTGAGCTTCTGTTGTTTGGAAAACTTTTCTACCATTAATGCTTGGAACTGACATTACACCTAATGTCTGATTAATATTTGTAGGATTAAATCCAGTACCAACGTAATCAGGAAATTGACCACCTAAATATCCAGGAACACATTGCGGCATACCAGGCTGTATATTTGTTACTGATTCAGAAAATGATTTAAACTGATCAGTAATTCCTATGGAATTCAATTTCAACAGAACCTCATTAGCTGTTTGCTTTACTCCAGCTATAGAAAAGTTTTGTACTTTCGATGTCAGCTGTGTTGTTTCACCAGATGAATTAGGTAAATTTACAGAGCCTTCACTAGTCGTTAAAGTGTCAAATGGATTTGCCATTATTCCTCTTCCTTATCGGTACTCTTCATTCCTGCAGCAACTGCATCATACATCTGTTTTGCTAATTTTTCTTTTTTGTCAAGACCGGTTATCTGTTTGAATTCATCAAAATGACCTAACTCAACAGCTAATCTAGCCATTGAGCCTGATGCACTTTTTTCTGTTACAGATTTATCATTCTTCCGTTCAAGACCAGGAACTTCAATATGTTCAATAGCTTTATCATCAGGGGTCTTAAAATATTTGTTTAGCATTTTGATGTAACCATCCGATCTATCATCACCAGCAGCAATCACTATAGGTTCAAATCCTGCAGCACGAACTTTAGCAAATGCATCAAATGCACTAGATGCTACCAAAAATTTAACGCCGTTTGCTTTACCAGAAGCTTGCATAAATTTTATACGTTGGTCAGGAGTAAGTGGATTACGCTTTTTATCCTTTGACGTATCTTTACCATTCACGATAACAACGATCGGAATAATTTCTAAATCCAATTTAGATTTTCTGATGAAATTCTTCATTGCATTGATAACACGGTAGTGACCAATAGTTGGAACAGAAAAGCGACCGACTGCAACTACAACTTTCTTGGATTGCATAGGTGCAAGTTTGTCGCCTTCGTATAATTCAATTTCAGACATAATTATTCCTTTACTAGATAGTCTATTTATTGCTATCCTATTGTATAAAACGAGTATACTAAAAGGGTGAAATATGTTAAAATGCATTTATTAGGAGATGATATGAATTATTCGATGAGTGATGTAGAAAACATTAAGGTTTCCGAAGGTCAGGTTACGCAAGTACGGTTACGAATGACACCGATAGAAATACGTCATCAAACAGATTTTCAGGCGGCTTTTCAAATCAGAACAGAATTGTTCAAAACCTTTGATGAACTGTATATGCATCGTGAAAAAATACAACATTTGATTATGTTGCCGATAAAAGAACCGAAATTACGCACAGATTATTCAAAACTTGATAAACAGAAATTAGCTCAGGACATAATTTCAAAAATGGGTGATAGCCATTTGTTGTTAAGTCAGAATGATTATCCGTACATTGCACCATCTGATGTAAAGCAGTATTTGTTATGGGTAAAAGATAAAAACACCTTTGATATCGAAATAGCAGAATTTATAGCTAAAGCAATGCAATTACTAAAGATAAAAGGTCATCAAGTTATTTTGTTTGAGCGTCCATGTAACACAAAAACACCTCTGGTTCATGGTACATTTCCATTGATACGTCATATTCATATGTGGGTGAAAAATTAATTATTCATAAAATGAAAAGTTTCATAAAAGTATGATATAATGACTCTATCAACTAAACGTTAATTAACTAAAGAGGTGAATTGAAATGCAAAATTTTCCAAATAATTCTCAAGAACTCGTTGATCTCATTGCTGATCCTGAAGCTTTTGAGAGTTATGTGAATAGTAAGTCTGTTCCCAATCAAATGGGTAAAGACTGTTGGGAAGCCGATGGTAAGCGAGGTTTCAAACTCACACTGCATGATGGTTCGACCATCCGTCTGAAATTCTTTGATACAATCAAAGAAATTTTCAATTCCAAAAATGTTGTTGTGCCTGGTCGTGAATCATATTTGAGTTATATGGATGTAGCTGTTATGCCTGCAGGTAAAAAGGGTTACAGCTTTAAGACTTGGGTAGTTCAACACGTGATGGCTTATCGTGATAATAAGCCGAAGGCTATTGTCAGCCATGCTGAAACAATCGCAAAGCTGATTCAGAAAGCAAGTGATTTGGGTATCGACCTTGTTACTGATCGTGAAGCTAGTTGGGAAACGTACTTCGTTCGCTTTAAATAAATACAATTTTATTGATAAAGTGAAAATATGGAAATGAAAACAACTCCTGCGGTACCTTTTGTTCGTAAAAGTATCGCACTAGTTGCCCATGACAACAAGAAAAAAGATTTGATGGAATGGGTAAAGTATAACCGTGAATTATTGATCAAGCATAATCTGTGTGCAACCGGTACAACTGGTGTTATGCTTGAAAAAACACTCGGAACCGAAGTGTTAAAGTTACAAAGTGGTCCACTTGGTGGTGATCAACAGATTGGTGCAATGATTGCTGAAAATCAAGTCGATTTCATTATCTTTTTCTGGGACCCACTTGAACCTCAACCACATGACCCAGATGTGAAAGCCCTATTACGTATTGCTGTAGTTTGGAATGTACCAGTTGCTTGTAATCGGGCAACTGCAGATTTCATTATTTCATCACCTTTGCTGTCATCAAGTTATCAACGCACGATGCCAAATTTTGATAATCATCAAAGTCGTTTTGCAGACAAACCATTAGTAAAATAAAAACTCATTAACGACCTCACAAATTTAATTTGTGAGGTCGTGTGGCATCTATTTACTTTTCATTAAACGTATGATATAATGAATCATTAGAAATAATCTTGTTTTTATGAGGTGATATGTTTAAGTAAAGGATGTAAAATGTATATGCTAGAAATTTATTATGATAGTGGAAATGAACCGATGCATAACAGTTTAGTTAAAAGACTGAAATCTGCAGAAGGTTGTTTAAGTGTTGTTGATTCAATTGAAGGCATAAGTAATAAAATTGTAGCAACATTTATTATTGAAGCACAAGCTGAATTCAATTTACGCGAAATTTCTAAATCATCACTTGCAATTTTTCCAAAATTTAAAATACTTGTTGAAAATACAGGTACAGATTTTCTATAAAGGTTATTATGCATTTAGTAATACTTGAGAGTCCTTATCAGGGGGACGTGGCGGCAAATGTTGATTATGCTAGGTTATGTGTTCGTGATTCACTGTTACGTGGTGAAGCCCCAATCGCAAGTCATGTTATACACACAACCAACCATTCTAAATGACCTTGTTCCAGCAGAACGTAAGATGGGAATAGATGCAGGTTTAGCCTGGAAGACAGTCGCACATTATTGGGTTGTTTATATTGACAAAGGCATATCTACAGGTATGCAAGAAGGTATTGATGCTGCAATATCAGCGAACATACCAGTTAAATACCGTTGTCTTGAGTTAATAAATCAACCAGCTGTTAATGGTTATAATAATGCGATAGCACAGCGTCAATCATTGTCAGCCCTTATATAATGACTAAGGAAAATGAGGAATTGACTGGTTTAGTGCGGGGTGTAAAAGTAGGTACAAAACGTGGTCCATATGTCATAAAAAACAGAAACAAACATCCACGTTATGATGAGTTTTTAACAGCACATATTCCACGAGCATTGCGTATAGCTAAACCTAATATGTGGGTATTACCAGAAGGTGCGTTTTTTAAGGGTCGTGAAATTAGAGATTGTTTTGGTATCCACGCACTTGAAGAATTTAAATTATGGTTTGAAGCAAAGAAAATTTTTGATAATGATAGAGCTGAACGATTATTGCAACAACGTATTTCTGGTAGAATGTCAGATAAGCATTATGAACAGAAATTGACTAGATGTTATCACTGGATTTGGTCAGTCCGTCCTGAAAAGATGCTTGAAGCTCACAAGCTAGTATCTCGAATGAGTCTCTAATTGTCGTCCATATGCTAATGTAGCGAATAGTTTTAATCGAATGTCATCAGTATATACTCTATATTAGACGACATTCGATTAAAACTTATTAGAAGCACCGTATGTAATTTGGTGCTTCTGTTTCCTACCAAATTACATACGGTAGATGAAATGCAAATTTCATCAAGCTATACAATAACAGCTGAAATGAGATTTCAGCTAGCTGACTAAGTTGGTTAAGAAACAGAAGCAACCAACTTAGTCAGCTGATCAAATTTGTTTTAATCGAATGTCGTCTAATATAGAGTATATACTGATGACATTCGATTAAAACATTATGATGGCCATGACATCCCATTAAATGAGATATAAGTAGTTTACTTTCATTTCAATTAATGATATAATAGCTACTAATACTTCTAGTATTCACATTTCCCACAACATCTTTTACTTCCCAGAACTCCTTGGTGAATAGAGTGTGTGTCCAATTTGGTGCTAGTTGTCCCATTAGAAATTATTATTACACGGAGACACACCATGTCCACTCCATTAGTTGAAATAGAAAATGACACACCTGTCGTTAAAAAAGAAAAAGCAGTAAAGCCACCAAAACCTGTAGTTATGACGAAGCGTAAGCCATTTTACCTTACTAATGCTGATCTTCTCAAAGAAGTTGTCCATGCAAAAGGGTTAGGAAAGATCACTGACAAATTAGCTAGAATGTTTATACTGCTAACTGAACGTTATTCACGAAAATCTAACTTTGCTGGATATTCATTTCGTGAAGACATGGTATCAACAGCATTAATTAATCTTTGTGCCAATGGGTTAAAATTTAATCCTGAAAAATCCAGTAATCCTTTTGCCTTTTATACAACAGCTATCCACCATTCATTTCTTCAGTACATGGCTGATGAGAAAAAGCATCGTAATATTCGTGATGGTTTAATAGTTGCAGCTGGTTCTAATCCAAGCTTTGCCTTTGCTGATGCTGATTCTGCTCCAGTAGAACGTAATCCAAATGATCCATTATCTGCTGGTGTTGGTGAATTAGTTACCGGTCGTCGATCTGCTCGATTACCTGGTGAATGTGTTACTACTCATTTTGGTGAAATTGAAGATACACCTGAAGATGAGGTTCTAGTTGAACTTCTAAATGAAGAAGGTGATGGTGTTCCTGATGATGAAATCACTGAAGGTATTGTCGCCGATTTACAAGACCTGTTAGTATTTGACGACGAATAAAGGTGACATCTTGTCTAAAATAAAGAAAATTGCTTGTTATGGGGACATCCATTTTGGTAAAAAGAACTCCTCTGAAATTCATAATCAAGACTGTTTAGATTTTATCAGCTTTTTCTGTGAGCAAGTTAAAAAGGATCCTGATATTACACATATCAGTTTCTTAGGTGACCTGTTCGAAAATCGTGCAGCTGTGAATATTTCAACGCTCAATTATGCTCACGAAGGTTTGAGAATGATTGATGCTCTTGGGTTACCAGTTCTACATTTAGTTGGTAACCATGATTTGTATCATCGTACAAATCGCAAAATTCACAGTGCAAAAGTTTTTCAAGAACTTAAAAACTTTGAAATTATAAGTGAGCCAACAGTTGTTGATAATATTCTGTTTTGCCCTTATATGTTTCCTGAGGAATATCCCTCATTGATGCAATACAAGGATATTCCAGTATGGGTTGGTCACTTTGAGTTCAAGAAGTTTGTTGTAACTGGTTCAACATTGACATTGGATAAAGGTAATGATCATACCTTATTCAAAAATCAGGACTTTATCTTTTCCGGTCACTTCCATCGTAGACAGTTTAGAGATAATGTAGTGTTCATTGGTAATACCTTCCCAATGGATTACGGCGATGCGGGTGATTCACAACGTGGTATGATGGTATTTGATAATGAAGCCAAGACGCCTGATTTTATCGACTGGCCAGATTGTCCGTTGTATGTTAAGACGACATTGTCACGTGTGTTAGATGGTGATATTAACTTTTTACCGAAGACGAGAGTTAAATGTTTGCTTGATGTAGATATTACCTACAGTGAAACACAAACACTTCGCTCAGCTATGGTTGATACATATCAGTTGCGTGAATTCCAGATTGAGGAAAATCTGGTTGAACGTGCAGATGCCGTTGATGGTGAAACAATTGACGTGTCAACTTTGCAACTATCAAATATCGATGACATGGTAAAATCTATGCTCAAATCAGGTATCAAGGATATGACAAAGATTAAACCTGAAACACTCATTGAAATTTACGATTCACTGTAAGGATTCAGAATGCTACTATTTAAACTGCTAACACTACGCAATTTCCTCTCCTTTGGAAATGTGACAACAGAACTTGATCTCGAATTCAATGGCACTACTCTTATCCTTGGTGAAAACATGGATGCAGCAGGTGCCAATGGTGTCGGTAAAAGCACAATTATCAATGCCATCTCATTTGCATTGTACAATAAACCGATTTCGAATATCTCCAAAGAACGTCTCATAAATCGCACAAACACTGGTAATAAGAATACTGCAATGGAAGTGCGATTGGTGTTTATGAAAGATGATATCGAATATGATATCTATCGTGCTCGTGGCGAAACCAATGCAACAGTTCTGAAACGGGATGGCGTCGATATTACTCCTGATTCTGTATCTAACATTGATAAGGCCATCGAGGAAATCGTTGGATTCAGTTTTGAATTATTCTCACGTGTTATTGTATTTGCTGGTTCTGCACAACCGTTCTTGGACCTTCCTGTATCGACTCAACGTAATCATATCGAAGAACTGTTTAACATTACTACATTGTCTCAAAAGGCATTATCGTTACGTGACAAGATCAAGTCTACTGAATCTGATATCACGGTTCAGGATGCGTTGATCTTACAGCAGGAACGGTCAAAAGAGTTTCGTATTAAGCAATTAACTGAAGCAGAATCACGTGTATTGAAATGGGAAGATGACACGTCAACCAATATTGAAACTATTCAGAAGGCTCTTGACTCACTCAATGATATCGATTTTGAGGCAGAACAGGCAGTCCATACGAAAGTTGCAGATTTAAATACGAAAATTTCTTCTCTTGAAATTGCATATAAAGGTTTTCTATCATTAATCAATACTACATTGGTGAGCGGTGTTAAGTGGCAAAAAGACAATGACCTACGAAAAGTTGCTATTAACAAAAAGTTGAAATTAATAGACGGTGTAGACCTTGAAGCTGAACGGCAATTGCATTTACGTCTGTCTGAATTAACAGAATTACTTCAAAAAGCTGAATCAGAAAAGAAACTCCAGTCTTCACTTGATAAACAGATGACAAAGCGATTGGCTGAAATCGAACACGAACTTTCACATTTAGCAGATTCTAAATGTCCTTACTGTTCTCAGGTTTACCAAAATGGTGAAAAGGTTGCATCATTAGAGAAAGAGAAAGAAGAAGAAAGTGGACTGTTAGCTGAATTGAAGATTAACTTCGATAAGAATGTTGCTGATGCCGCTCGTTATACCCAACTTCTTGTTGATGCACACGCTGCTATCAAATATCCTAACCTTGCTGAGTTAATGGATGTCCACGCTGATGCACAAAGTCTGCGTACTGAATTACAACAACTTTCTGAAACTGAAAATCCTCATCAGCAATCATTGATAGATACAATAGATGGTGAATATGAGGTGTCAGTCAAACCGGAAATCATAGAAGCCATGCTGTTGAGTGATACTGCATCAGAGGCTATCAAGATGATTAACACTGTTGAGAATTCGACAAGCAATATTAATCTCAACAAACATAAATCGGAGCGCGACGCGGCCATTGCATCAATTCAACACGATGATTTAGCAAAGCTGCTAAACGTAAAAGCTAATGCTGATCAGTTGAAAGTTAAATTAGCTGATCTGCGTGAAGCAGTCAACCCACATATTGAGGCATATCAGTCTCTACTGTCAGACGGCGAAGTAAAAATCGATAATGAGAAACTTGATGAATTGAAATCATATCTTGAGCATCAGCAATTCTTGCTCAAACTTCTTACTGACAAGAATTCCTACATTCGTAAGAACATTGTCAACCAGACTATTCCATTCCTAAATTCTCAGATTAACCATTACACAAAGGAACTCGGACTACCACATATTGTTAGATTCGATCCAGATATGAGTTGCACTGTTACAGAGTGTGGTCGTGATCTAGATTTTGGTAATCTATCTGGCGGCGAAAAGAAACGGGTAAACCTTGCATTGTCTATTGCATTCCGTGATGTGCTCCATCATCTACATTCGAAGGTTAACTTGCTTATGCTTGATGAAATAGATGGTGGTTCTGTTGATTCTATAGGTGTATCGTCAATGACTAGACTATTGAAACGCAAGTCTCGTGACGACGGTGTCGGTATTTGGACAATTAGTCATCATCCAGAAATGCTCGGTAGAATGGATCGAGAATTGGTTATCAGAAAAGAGAATGGTTTCTCCTCTATTATTTTACCCGAGCATAGCTAAATAAATAAAGAATGATAATCATCTGAGTACTATCCGTGAAAATTAGAGAGCTTTTTGAAAACGATAACAAGAGCCAAATTGATGAGTTTTTAGCGTCATATTGGAGGGGCAATTGGGAAGTTCCTCCATATGAGCTTAACTCGAAAGGTGAAATTGACATTGACTTGTTCATTCAGGTAAGTCCTCGGATTACAACGCGAGGTATGTCAAAGAAGATCACTAAGCTTCCATTATTTATCAAATTTGGTACGGCATCTAAGGGCTTTTCGATTGCACAAAATGAATTGACAACACTAGTAGGTTGTCCTCACACGGTCATAAACGATTTCTATGCAAATGAAAATTCACTTGACTCATTTGAAGGCGCACCAAAGGATATCACCGGGTTTGCAGACTTTGACTGCAACAAATTTACCAGCTTGCATAACATCCATAAGCATATAACGAGAATAACTGGGAATATCCGCTTAGAGGATAATATCCTCACATCATCTGTATTAGGGCTGCTTATGATAAAAGAATTAAAGCGCGCAAAATTAGACAATGCACATCTTGAAACGATTATCAACAAGTATCTACCAAACACTAGAGGCAACACAGCTGTCATGGAATGTCAGCGTGAGTTGATAGACGCAGGTCTTGAAGAATATGCGAAATTATGAAAGACTATCGAAATGCTATTAACTGAAATCTTAGACATGACACCATTACCATTCAAATGGGTAAATGACAGAGTTTGTAGATTTTCATTTAATGATTTTAATTTTGCTATTTGTTTAGAAATATTGAATTATAAGTTTTTAACTTCATCAGATTTAACAGTGTCTTGTGCTAATGTTTCATACGGTACCGTAACAAGTAAATCGGGTGTTATCAATCCTGAAGCATTGAATAAAGATTTAGTTAATATCGGAAAACCGAGAACTATAATTTCAACTGTTGCTACGGCTTGTTTATCAAATGGTGAATTGACAGAGTGTGATGTGATAATGTTAGCAGCATCTGATCAATATGTTGAAAAACGTTCTATGATTTATAATTTAGCAGCAAGTGAAATATGTCGTAAATTACCAGTTTTTACAGTATACCATGCAACTAAAAATAATTCTAAGCTAGTAATTTTAGCAAAAACAACATTAACAAATGAGCAGTTAGCAGAACTTGCTGATGTTCTAGGGAAGGAATGAAATGAGATTTAGACAATATTGTGAGTCATTAGAGGATTTACCTGCTGATCCAGAGCAAGATGCAAAATCTACTAAGGAGCCTAAGGACACGACACCTGAAGAACCTAAGAATAAATCAGTAGAGGATGCACCTGAAGAACCTAAGACTCTTAAATTCATTTTTGATGAAAATGAATCTGAGATTAAAACTTTCGTTCCTAAAAAGGTTTACGATGCTAAACGCGTCGAAGACAGTTTTAAAGCTCCAGCTTTTCCAATTTCGCGAACATCACCAAAAGGTATGTATACTACCCATGACGATGACTATATGATTCGTGATCACGAAAACATCAATCGTACCTGGGCTATTAAACATACTGATTATAATAAAACATTTGTGCAGGTAAATGCAAATCAGAAACCTGATGCTGAAGGGTACATCATGGTTCGTAGATCGATTAAGCTCGATGCATATCTATACACTGGTGAAGATGTTAAATTACAAACTGGTAAGACACTGACAAAAAATACTTACCTGTTTAGAGCTGATGGTTCAAAGTCTGATCCAGTTATGTTAGGTAAAACTGAATTTGAGAGTGACTATGAAGCGCAGTGATTAACTCACTGAGATGACCAACGAATTTCTAGTGATATGATAACGTTGATTCCAGTAATAGATGGAATCAACGTTATTATTTAACTCTGGACAACACCATGTCGACGATTTTCTTGTCAATTGTAGCTGGGAGAGTAGTATACTGCCCTTCAGTGTAGAACTTCTTCGTCCACTTACCTTGCTCACGAAACACCTCGTAAGCTTTAAGATGGTCAGGATTTAGCGGGTCAAAGACCTCTTTTGTGGGCGTTGCATCAAGCAAAACTTGACTGACATGAGCCTTGTTCGTCATATTTTCACGAACTTCTACAAGAACTCCACGACTTTCATTTAGCTTCATGATGCACTCCTTTCAAGTTTAACAACTTCAATACCCGATCGTCTTAAGATTGTGATCTATTTGTTATGCCACAGATTTGTGAGAAACAGTGCAAGATCGCCAGATGGTAATACACCTAATGCATAAACCACCGATCCGCTACCATCACTCACTATTGTTCCAATGGTGTATCCTGGACCAAGCAGACACTGTTCAATAACACCGACATCAACATCGTGTGGATTGATTTTGTAATGACGTTCATTCCATTCAACATCTAGCGCCATGTCTAGTGTCCATGGACTATTCGCCGTAATCATTTCTGCATATTTCACAAACACATCAGAATGTTTAGTTGTATAAATGCCGATTGGAATAGCCCAATAATAATCACGATGTGTGTATGGACAGGAATATTTAGCAAGTTGAGATGAATCAAAACCGATTGATAAACTCACATCAACCGCATTAAGACCGATATATCCAAAACTTAGGAACTGCCGGTTTGCCGTCAATTCTTTATTGAATGGTATTAAATACTGATCCATGAATAACAGATCACCGAAATGATCTGAGTGCCAATTAAGACGACTAACACCTGGAAATTCAGGATTAGTAATCATTGAAAGCTTCAACGGATCAACTTTAACTTTGTGCATATCAGTTTCCTTAGGTTATTCGATTCTTGGTTCAAATGGTATTTCTGTTTGCCGTTTAGGCTGTTCAATCATTTCAAGCATACCTATCAGCATACCAACCTTACCCTGCAGTTTAACAAATGTAGTGTGTGCGCTGTTTTCATTGAAACGACCCATTGGATATGTAAAATCGATATCTTGGAGCATACCTTTCAATGCCTTTATCGTAAATTCTTTAACATCAAGTGTCATATTAGTATCTACCATATATCCTCCAATCACGGCTGTTTTTCAATTTTGTATTTCCAATCAATGCAACCTGGCTCATACAGCCTGATGATTGATTCTTTACAGAGTGCTTTTGCGATATCATTTGGATGAGCAAGTGGAATATCTTCATCACCTGCCTCTGACAAACAGAGTTCTTGACCATTAAATGCATTTGAAACTGATTTCAATGAGTGATATACATCAACGCAATAACATTCATCAACTACGGTATATATCGACATATCAGTTCCTTCATTGTTTACATAATTGAATTATAACATACGTTTAATGAAAAGTAAACAATTTCTTGTGTTTCTGGATCCATAAATATTCACATAACACATATTGGAGTTAAAACAATGTCAGATGAAATCATTGGTGTAGTACCCGAAGTAGAAGTTCCTAAAAAGAAAAAGCGGGTAAACGGAAAAGCAAAGGGTTCCGGGTTTGAAAGAGTAATTGCTAATCTTCTTACACAGAGATTAGCCCCTTATTGCTTTAGTCGATCTCAAATGTCCGGAGCAATGGTAGGCGGTAAAAATTTCGGAAGACGTGCTCATCTGTATTCTAAGGAGGCAATGTCACTATTTGTTGGTGATGTATGTTGCACGAATGAAATAGATGTAGGCAAACCATTTAGATTCAGCGTAGAATGTAAAAGTTACGGTGATGCTGAACGTATGGAATCGCTATTTGGTAATTCATCTATCTATCTTTGGGTAAATGAAGCCATCGATGATGCTAGCAAGATTCAGAAGGACCCAATTACCATATTCAAGTGGAAACAAACGCCCATCTATGCAGCATTTCCAGCTTATATCAATTTACCAATTGAGAAAAAGATCACATTGTTGAATGGTGTTCAGCTTTGTCACCTAGAAGATATACTTGACCTGACAGACTTTTGGGATATAGAACCAACAACACCTAAAGAGTAAAATATGAAAGTACAACAATTAAGATTTGCTGAATTCCTACAGGAATATCGTCAGGTTGAAATGTCTACATCCTTACCTGCGAGAGAAATTGCAAGTTTTTTATCAGATACTGATAATTTACGTTTATTGCGTGCACATGGTGGTGTGACCGGCGAAGAACGATTCGGTGTTATTTACTATGAATATGATTTACATACTAGTAATCAAAAATGTTATATAATTGCGACACACGTGGATAATAAACCGGTTGGTTATATGATGCTCAGTAAACTAGCCGATAAAGTCTGGCAGGTTATGTCAACTGAAGTTTATAAACCATATGCCGGAAAAGGTTTAGGCACTGATTTTTACATAAAGGTCATAAAATCTGATGGCATTAAATTGGTAAATGGTGGTAGCTTAAGTAAAGCTGCAGAAGGAGTATGGACAAAATTGAGAGATAGAATCATTGTTAGGATTTTAGATACCGGTGATATGAGTATCTACAGTTTCGATGAAATAGGAAAAAACACCGGTAATACCACTACTGTTATACATCCTAAAGATGACCATCCTAGAGATGATAAATTACAAAGATTTTTTTATATCGCAGAAAGTAGGTCATTAAATTTTCCAATGCACGAAAATCTTAATAAAGATGAATCGCATAATATCCAATATGAATTATGGCTACAAAATAAAGCTAGCATAATGTATCCACGAATGATGACCTGCTATAGCGAGGATGGTGAATTTTAGTTTACTTTCATTCTATAGTTTGATTACGTAAAAAAGAGTTTACTTTTATTCACAATATGATATAATTACTCCATACACTAAATCATTAATAACACAGTAAATCGGCGCTATAAGCGTCCTTTTATTGTACCTAAAATCTCGGAGTAACTAATTAATGCTGCAACCTAGTACAGAAATAAAGTATGCAAAGATTAATGAACAGTATCTAGGCAATATTCTAGAGATTGTGACTAGATCAGAATGTGATGATCATACGGAAGGAAAAATTGTTCGATATTTCCACGAATCAAATATGATCGGTTACACCATCAAAACTTGTGGTGGAAATACTAATCATTACGTAAACAAAGAAATCAAATACATCGTTATTGCACACGTAAAACAACAAAGACGAGAACGACGTAATTCTGCAGTAACACAATAAAGGTTTAAAACAAAATACCTGCGTCTCTGACAAGGGTGGATCATCATCTGGTGTAAGTTAAAGGAGAATCAAAGATGTATACGGCAACCGCACAGACTCAGGAAACGAATTCAGTAATTGAAAATAACAACCCGAAGTATAGAGGCGCTGGTGCAGTCCGTCTGGATGCAATTCGCCGACTTGGTGAAAATTGGGATGATGCAGGCAATGTAGTATCAAGCACCTTTATGCTTTACAAATTGTTATTCGATGCGCTTTCACCATACAATGCTAAACAACTTGGTAGCAATAAACCGTATGTTCCACCGTCAATGGATTATCTGAAAGCTGTAGTTAAACGCCGTCCATCCACTGTCAACCAAATCACATTTGATAATATGCTTCAATCAGTTCGTCGCTTTACTGAAGAGCATAAGACGAATAAACAACTTGCTTATCCTGATCCTGTTACTCTTCATAGTGCTCATTTTCCTGAAGGTACATTTAGCTTTGAAGAAATCACTGTTACTGATTGGATTAAAGCTGCAGGTACTCGGCCATATCTTCCTTCCAGTGTTCATCGAATCGATTTTGCAGGACTAGGAACTTCTGTTTATGTTGAAAATTACCGTCCTGACAATCACAAATACATTATTCTGCGACCAAAGCTTTCTAAACTCGGTGTTCCACTTATTGCAAATTGGGAAGCATTGTTCTTCAAAAAGAATCATGGATTTTTCTTAGATCGGGTTGATGCGGATATCAACCCACGCTATTGTGGTCTCTCTGTATCACGTGGTCGCAGCCGGTAATTTACGAAGTAGTTGAAGGTTATGTGATAATTTACCAATTTCATAACCTTCAGGTAAAATTATTCCTCGTTTAATACGTGTTTGATGAAGTAATAAGTCATTATGAATCCACATATAACCTGTTTGACCTTCAGAAATTCTTTTTCGTGTTTCTTCAGATGGAGTTTTACCTTTATTGTTTGACTGTTTACCTTTATGTGATGCAGAAAGTTTAGCTCTCGTTTCAGCTGATGATTTCTTTCCCTTATTCCATGCTGGTAAACCTTTATGAGCATCAGAAATATTTTTTCTAGCCTCATCTGATAATTTAGTACCAAGTTTAGCACCAGGTCTACCAAGTTTTGCTTTAGACATTTGTTCCTTTGATTTATCAGAGTGTTTTCTACCAGTCCATCCATTGTCATCACGGGCTTTTAGTGCTTCTGAAATTTTTCTTTTTGTTTCATCACTACGTGGAATGCCTAATTTAGAGTCTCTTGATAATTTGGATGCTAGTGAGTAAAGTATAGATGTACGTGGTTTGTATCTAAACTTAAGTTGATTTGGGTCCTTGTAACTCATACACATTAAGTCGTATGCCATGTATAGTTTTTTGATTAATGGATTTGTTTTGTGTAACATTTTTGTTAGTAACAGATGCACCAAATAATGCTCTCTAGCTGTTAAACAGGCTAGATTAGATAAATCATTTGTTCCTTCACAACAACGAGGAATAATATGATGCATTTCTGTATAAACTGGTGCTATTGTAGAAGTCCAATTTCGTAGTATTGAATTTTGGATAATGCTGTTGTACAAGTTGGTGTATTTGTTAGTTAAAAACATTTTCTATCTCGGCTTTAAATTAGTATTATACGAACACACACTTTTAAGGAAATAACATGCGTAAAATTGATGATAACGATTATTTAGTTACAATCAAGAGTGGTAATATTACCGATTTAAAAAACGGTAGCTGTGTAACTCAACAGGCTGTAGTTACCGGTCTTGATGCCGCAACACGAGCAGAAGCTTTACTATTTGAAAAGAAATACAACCGTGAAACTGATAGTATGAGCATTAATTCGGTATATGCTTCTCCATTTAACACCTCGTACACCATGGAACGGGTGCTACATGTTAATGGTAATACATCCGCAGCAAAAAATCTGTATGGTGATAAATTCATCGGTGCAAGAAAAATCAATGACACCAAACTTGTTAATGGTGTCCCTGTGTTAGATTTGCGTATTGGCAATTTCAATGTTTAACAATAAGGAGCTTACTATGTTTCCATGTTTCGTAACAGCAGTAACAAACGGCCGCATCGATTATATGGGTATCTTATGTCATGGTTTACGTCAGTCGGGCATAACCGTGACAACAGAACTTATGAATGAAACACCGGTTTTTAAATGGTTTAATGACAACACACAGATTGTTACTACGTCAATTGGTGTTTTTGCGTTTGAGTTTTCAAATGCAAAAGATTTTTCGTTATGGGATATTCAGACGATTATTAAAGTATATCCAACATTTAATATCTAATGGCTGTTTCACGCGGTCGTTCACGTTAAAAGGAGATGTAAAATGAAAAAAGATTATGCTATTGTAAAGGTATTGGTCGGTTCAATGGAAGACTGGTATAACGACAAATGCCGCACTATTAAGGTTGTTGTTGATAATACTCAAGTTACTAAGTTGCGTGCAACCTCAGTTATTACTGAAACCAATAATTGCAAAACGTTTTATACATCTCTTGAGCCACGCCCAATCTATGCTCAACTTGGTTACCGTGGTCCGCAACGGATCGAACGTGATTGGGATGTCGCTTCATTTGCTGCACACCTGTATGGTAGGAATTATCTTAATGCTCGCAGGAAAAATCGCTTTATGCAAGTTAACGGTGAATTAGTCGCCGATTACCGTAGTACCAATCTCACCAGCCCACGCCTTAGAAAGGAAAAACAATGAGCGCAAAACTCGCAAAGTCGCTTCGTAAGTTAGCAAAGAAGATGTCTGCTGAAGCAGGAATCACTGCTGAAGTAGCAACCACTGAAAACAAGCATAACCGTCCTGTCACTTATGTTCGTGATCGTGACGGTGAAATTATGTTTGATGAAAAGGGCAACGCTCTTACCCGTGAAGTTGGTATGGGTTCTGTTTCAGTTGATACAGACACTGTTCGCGGTGTTTACCTTCGATTGAAGAAGGCTGCATCTAAAGTTAAGAAGCAAAAGTAATAAAACAACAGAGCGCTTTAAGCGCTCTGTTGTTGGGTTAAAATAGCATATGTGGATTCTTAGCTTGTATTTTCAATTGCTCACTGATTAACTCTGCAGCCATTTGCCTAACTGCTGGAGCCCATGTCATTACAGAATCGAATGACCAACTTCCTTTAGAAAAATAAGATATCTCTAAACACGTTTTAACGATATCTTGGGTCTGTTTTCCTAAAGCTTGTATTAACTTACCTACCTCTGAAAGATCCTCAGACCTTCGGATCATTCTGAGAAAAAACTTACGGGATTGATCGGTAGATCAGCCTTAAATGTTTCACCACAGTCATGGCAAGTTAATTCAACTGAAAAGTCTGGACCCCAATCATTTGACTTATCAATAGCATCCGCAATAGCGTTAATAATTGTGACTGGTACTTTCTTCAACCATTCATCAATCATAAATCTATCTTTGATCCCATCTACGTTATCAATAACCTGCGACAGATTCTTAAACAAGGCGTCCTTAACATCCTCACCAGTCATCTTCTTCTTTGGATCAATACTCTGCAATGCCGTGATAACATCAACGAATCGAGTCGGTCGAAGTTGAACAGTTTGACCATTTTCTAAATCAACCTTATAACTATCATTGACCATAGTTGGATCCAAACGTCTAATGCGACGTACCACATCTTCTAAATCTACATCATACTCGTGTTCTTTACCATTCTCACAGTAATGACGAGCAGAAATTTCATAACGTGGACCGTATGTCACAATGCGCATATAAAGCATAAGTGCATCGATATCGCGACCGTACAGTTCAAGTGGTTTGTTGATTCCGTGAATAGTGGAAGTTAGAACTGCCTCAACAGATTTGCCATTAAAAAGCATATCTGGGTTCTTCATATTGATTTCATCAATTGCAGTTAACGCATGGACGTGCACATCACCGCTGTTACGTTTGATTTCATCATTAACTTCATTGTTTGAGTATAGATATGCACCAGACGGCAGAGTAAAGGAGCGTCCAGGTAATTGAATTTTCGCTAATAGCGGATTGAGGGATACTGTTTCGGACATAAAGTCTCTCCTGTATGAATATGAGCCCAACGAAATTTTGTCGGTAGTATAAATAATCAATGTCAATGCTATTTATAATCTTCTACCAAAGGTATCCGTCACATGGATGAAAAACAAATAAAACTTCTTTCAGACTCACTGACAAGAAGTATGACTGCTTCAATGCAGACAATAGTGCGTCAAATGAACAATGGCGCTCAGAAATCTGCATCACCTGGCGGCGGTAGTAGTGGAAAGTCAACAGATAAAAATAGCAAAGCTTTAGATGAAAATACTGATTCACTACAAGAACATACTGATGCAGCAGAAGATTTTACCGACAGATTAAAGAGTAGTGGTAAGGCCATGACTGGTGTAATGACCATTCAGGCTAGAACAATCGGTAAATCACTCAAAAATCTTCAACTTGGTGCATCTGAATCGACGCTCGGGTTAAACAATCTGCTGACGAAGAGTAGTGCATTATCGAGAGCACTACTTGAAAATTCTAGTGCATTTAAGGATATGTCAAATCACGGGATTGATGATTTTGCCAAAAAACTTAATAAAACCGTTCAGAATATGACGTCAAGTAATGCTATTCTATCAAATGTTCTTGACACTACTAATACAAATAAAGCCCGCGAATTTAATAACAATTTAGCAAATCTGAGCATGGTTACCAAACTAGCACAAGCTACTATGGAAAAAGCTAATGTAGAACGGCTTGAAGACTTAGATATGTCAAAGCAGAGTACTAATATTATCAAGCAGTTAATTCCTGAATACAAAAAACTTGGGTTAGTGTCTAATAGATTAGAAGGTGACTTGCTTAGTACCAATGAAGCAGTTAGAAAAAATGCGTTAGCACAACTCGACCATGCCGCAGTTGTTGCTAAAGATACTGTAGCCAATACTGCAATGATGCTTGGTAGAAAAGCATCATTTATGGCTTTTAGAAAATCAATAACTGAGCAAGTTGGTCATTTTACAGGATTTGGTCATGAAATTGGTTCATTAACTGGAGCATTTGCAACTACCGCTGGTGCTGTAGCATTAATAACCACCGGTCTAAAAGGTCTTTACGAACAGTTTAAAGCATTAGGTACTACAGGTTTAGGTGGAGCAACATTAGCACTTAATAGGATGAGCATTAGCACACTTGTATCAGCTAAAGCAATGGGTGAAATTGTAGGTGCAAATAAACTGTTGATGGGTCAGACTGGCTTAGCAGGTTTTATTGATGCTATGTCTGAAGGTGCTGATGCTGCACGTAAGCATGGCATGTCCACTGAAGATAATATGAAAATGAATGTCGCTGCCACAAAGTCGTTGAATGACTTTGGTATAAAGGTAGGCGACCCTAAATTTAAGAGTGCATTGGATGAACAACGTAATTCATTTTTCAAATTAAATGAAACAACGGGTATTACGATAGAGGCATTCAATAGTCTACGTGAAGAATTAGGATCAAACAAAGATATTCAAGAGTCGATGGCTCGTGTAAATATTTCTGAACGTTCAACTATCTTATCTAATATCATGGCTGAGCAACAGCGATTAACAACTCTCGGCCTATCAAATGAACAAGCTAAGAGATTAATAACTGCAAATGAAGCATTGTTAGGCCAGACGGTTAAATCACGTTTAACAGAAGCCGCAAAAATTCAGCAATATGGTGCTCTTGTCGGTATGGGTGCCGAGGGTGCTGAGGCTGCTCAGATTACACGTAAAGGTAAACGTAACAGAACACAGGAAGAAAATGCTCGACTATCAGAAATTATGTCACAGATAACAGCAAAAGGTGATATGATGGCAGGTGGTAGTTTAGGAGCAGAGAATTTAAAAGATTCGTTAGATGAAGGTTTAGGTAGTGCAACTAAAGATTTGATGATGGCAACTCGTGATCTACGTTTTGCTATAGAAGGCCAGCGCGGAATATCACAAGCCCAGATAGAAGAGAACAAGAATAATGCAAATAGTGATATTGGTGGTTTAGTAACCAAAGCCAATGATGCTCTTGGTGTTGTCTTAAGTAATCCATTAGCTCAAATAGTTATAGGCATTGCTGGATTAGTTGGCTCAGCATTATTTGCAAGATCAAAACTGAATGAGATTAAGGTGCAGGCTGCAGAGTTACCTAAGGTAACTGAGGCAATTACTACTGGTACAGATGCTCAGGTTAAACACATCGTTGCAGAAGGTAACAAAGTTGAAAAAGCTATTTTAAACGGCAATACGATATTGCGTCAGATCAATATAGCAGTTGGTGGTAAAAGAGCAAAAAATGTACCTGGTAAAGCGGGCAGTCGCACTGTTGGTGGAGGTAGTCCTAGTGAATTAGCAGACGCAGCTGGAACAATCGGTACAGATGCACATACTACTGCTGGACATCCTAAAGCTTCTAATGCAAAACCTAAAGGCAGATTAAGCAAAATGATTGGTGCTGCTGGTGGTATGTTTGGTAAATTAGGAACAATTGCAGGAAAAATAGCATTACCATTAGCAATTCTTAATGGAGTATTTGATGCTGCTGGTGGTTGGATGAGTGCAGGAGAAACTTTTGCAACTGATGCTCCTACGATGGGTCAAAAAATATCAGGAGCTTTAGGAGGTGTACTAAGTGGATTGACATTAGGTCTGTTATCTGCCGAGGATGTCTCAAAAGGGCTTTATGATACTGCCGGCTGGATAGGTGAAAAACTTAGTTCAGTATTCAATTTCTTTGCTGATTTATTTGAGAATTATATCTTAGGTAAAATAAAAATTATTGGTAAAGTTATAGGTGCCGTTAAAGGCTTTTTCGGCTTCGATGAATCAAATAGTATGACGTCATTAGCTGATGATAAAGAAAAAGAATATGCTATTGCTAAGAAAACGCGTGATACTGATTTAGAAAACTCAAAAGCTGAAAGACAGGCTGCTAAAAAGAATCGTGATGCTGCAAAAGATGCAACATCCACCACTAAGGAAGCAGTTGCTGCATTAGATACACTTCATAAAACAACATTTGATGCATTGAGTGGTTCAAGTCTTGTGAATGAAGTTGCTACTGCTCAAGCATCCATAGTAAAACCACAATCGCCGGTAGGACCGCAAACGTCATCGGGTTCAGCTATAAATAACACATCAAAGAATGATAATGCAAGTAGTTCTGATGCTTCAAAGGTAACAACGATAACACCTACTGGATCAATCACTGCTGATCCAGCAACTATATTGCAATCAATTTTAACTAAGATGACTGAATTAGTTGACTTGAATGTAGAAATTAAGGATGCGGAAAAAGAACAACTCCGTCAAATGAAGAGTGGTAATTATGCTCCTTCAAAATCTACAATGTTAGCTATGGCGTAGTAACTATAAAGGAATATGAATGGCGACATGGACAGATTTAGATTTATTTCACTAGACTATAAATAAGACATAATATTAGTTTAGTGGATTGTTATGTTTTATTATGTGTATGTTTATTTGGATCCTCGAAAGCCAGGCATTTACGAGAACAGTTTTACAAAATTCGATTATGAACCTTTCTATATTGGTAAGGGTTCAGGTACTCGGTGTTATCGGCATTTAAGTAGAGAAGATACTCATCCATTTACACAAAAGATACAGAAAATAAGAGCAATAGGATTAGAACCTATTATTCAAAAAATTGCATTTTTTGAAACAGCAAAAGAGGCATTCGACTTTGAAGAAAAAATTATTTCTGAAATAGGTTTTAATGGTAACGGACCATTAACTAATATCTACGCAGGCGGCCAAGGATGTAAAGGTGGTAAGGATCATCCATTTTATGGTAAGCACCATACTGATGAAGCTAAGAAAAAAATTAGTGAGGCTGTTAGTAAAAGGGTGTGGACTGATGCATCACGTAAAAAATTAAGTGAAACGATGACAGGATGCAAAAGACCAATTGAAGTAATACGAAAAATATCAGCAGCTAAATTAGGTAAAAAGTATATTGGTAGTGAAAAACTTAAACAAAGTAATCGAGAGTATTGGGTAAAAGCTAAAATGGAATTTAGTTTAATTTTACAGAATGGTGAAATAATAGATAGAATATCTCTTAGACATTTATGTAAAAAATTCAACTTTAATTACAAAGAGGTATTAACAGCAGTATATGATACTAACACATATTGTGGTATCAAATTTACAAGATTGGAGAAGTAAAATTTCTAACTGGGTTGATTATTGGAGAATTGTAACACCACAAACTCCTAAAAAAGAATATACCACATTAGCACAAGACTCTATTAGTAGTGCTGCTAATTCACCTTTCCCATCAATGATGAATTATGCATGGTACACCCAAGTTATTAAGGGTGCTACTAGTCGTATGCAACGATATATGCAATATGACAGTATGGATTCTGATACTGATGTGTCACGGGCATTAGACACGATTGCTGAAGAAATGGCTGTTCAGGATGATAGAACAGGTTTACCATTTATGATTGATTACCAAAATGAAGAAGATCAGTCAGTATCTGAAACAGTAGTCACAACACTTCGTGCTGCGGTTAGACATTGGGCAAACCTTCAGGATTTTGATAACAGAATCTTTAGAGTTGCGCGTCATCTAATTAAGTATGGTGATTGTTTCTTTAAGAAGACTTCTGATTTAAAGAGATGGGAATTTCTTGATCCTAAGACAGTTATCGGTATTGAGATAAATGAAAATGGCGAAAAGATTGCTTATCATCTTAGAAAGCAATCATTGAATAATGCAGCTACTGGCAAAGCTGAATTTAATGTAATTCCAGCCAAAGGTATTATTCACTTCACCTTATCAGATGAAATGGGTGACTCCATGCCATTTGGCGATTCAATTCTGCAGCCGGTTTATCGTGTATTCCGTCAGATGATGATGTTGGAAGACTCAATTATCATTTATCGTATTGTGCGTGCACCAGAACGCCGCGCATTCTATATCGATGTTGGTAATATGCCAGCTCAACGTGTTAAAGCATACCTTGAACAAGTAAAGAATGATATTCGTCAGAAGAGAATACCTGGTCAATTAGGTGACTTTACTGACAGCACTTACAATCCAATGTCGTCAAGTGAAGACTACTTCTTCCCTGTTACCGGTACTGGTCGCGGTTCACGCGTTGAAACTCTTCCAGGCGGTGAAAACCTTGGTGAGAATACCGATCTACTTTACTTCCAAAAGAAAGTATTCCGTGGATTACGAGTTCCTACCTCTTATATGTCTGGTCAGGATGCTCAAGGCGCTCAATTTAATGATGGTAAAGTTGGTATAGCATATATTGAAGAATTACGTTTTGCGAATTTTGTTAAGCGTCTTCAAACTAAAATTGAACAGACCTTTGATGATCAATTTAAGGTTTATTTAACAAGTACTGGTATTAAGGTTGATCCAGACTTATTCGAATTAAAGTTACCTGATCCACAAAACTTCGCTCTATACAGACAAGCTGCACTTGATGGTGATTTGATTAATACTTTCAACTCTGCAGATGGTATTAAGTATCTATCGAAGAAGTTTATCCTCAAACGTTACTTAGGTCTGACTGAAGATGAAATTCAAATGAATGAAGCTTTGGTTAAACAAGAACGCGGTATCATTGATACTGGAACGGTTTCAGATGATCAACAGATTTATGATCCTGCTGTTTATGAAAATAGAGAGCCGATTAAAATTGAAGCTCCTGCAGATGAAGCTCCTGCAGGTGAAGTACCAAGTGAAGAACCTTCAGACGATACTGGATTAGATTTACCAGATGAGGGTAATGATGCTGAAGCCGAAACTGCAGCGCCAGAAGTACCTGATGAGGCACCGGCAGAGGAAGCATAATGAGATTTAAAATGTTTCTAGATGAAATTCATAAATCGCCGCAGCACTCCGTTAGGAGATTACAACTAACTGATGTTAAATTTAATACGAAAATATTAATTGGTCCAGCAGGATCATA